ATGCTGTTTTTGACACATAAGGTTTTTGTTAGTTATCATCATGCCAATGACCAGACTAAAGCTGATTACTTGCGTTCGTATTACGGATCTAATAACACGCTAATTGATCGATCATTGCCTTCTGAGCTTGACAGTGACGATAACGAGTACATCTTAGGACAAATTCGGACGAGGCATCTAAAAGACTCAACTGTCACAATAGTACTCATTGGTAGCGAAACACACGCAAGAAAATGGGTAGACTGGGAGATTTACTCATCACTTCGTTCTCATGGAGCACGCTCACGAAATGGCCTGTTAGGTATATATTTGCCTACTGCTGGTGCAACACCGGCTCGGCTACAAGATAATATTGATTCAGGATATGCCATTACAATGACTTGGAGCAACATCTCCTTTCAACTGGAGTCCAAAATTGAACAAGCATTTAATAACAGAGAAAAAGTTGAACTTGTTGAAAATTGGCGCCTTAGGAGGATAAGGAATAGCTGATGGCACGAAGACCTTATTTAAAGAAAAGGAGACATTCCCTCAAAGTGTTAATTTCAGCTGTAATATTTCTGGCGTTAAGTGTCACTTTCTTTTGCGTTCATTGGACTTGGACTTATAACCCAGGGAAATTCGTTATTAACGGACCATTTAATCTTGGGACTTATGAATTTGATCGAGCCACATTATCTGGCAAAGAACAAGATATAGCTTGGAAATTATATGTACAACTAACAACGAGGAAAGCGGCAATGCCTTACGATGAGGAGAATGATATCATTGCTGAAGTATATGATTCCTGGTACCAGCTATTCTCTTCAACAAGAGATTACTTAATCGAGATGCCGGCCAAAGATTTAGAAGGAAACGAGAATGCACAAGCAATTGTTAAACTCTCAGTAGATGTATTAAATGACGGTTTACGTCCTCATTTAACTAAATGGCAAGGGAAATATCGGAAGTGGTATGATTCAGCGTTGCAAAAGGAAGTAAACAAAGACCTGTCGCCTCAAGAGATTCAGAGACAATACCCTCAGTATGAAGAAATAATTTCTGATATCCGCGAAGTAAATGCTGAGCTTAAAAAATACGCTTTTGAACTAAAAAGATTTTCACATGAAGAGCCACCTAGTTTTTCTACAAGAGCCGTCGGATGGGTTAAGGATATTTGGAGTAAGTCTCGATGAAGGTAGATTGAGGCACCTTATCATAAGGGGTGCCCTTTGTTATTCCATTTAAAGGAGTTTGTTCATGTCAATAAGTACTTTAACGAACACAATCAATAGAATTCAACGCGACATTGCTGACTTAAATAAAAAAATAAGTGATGAAAAGAAAAAAGAAGCTTCAAATACCGGGAGAATCAATCAAATCCAAAAAAGCATTTCAAAGTCGACCCCAGTTACCTCCGTAAACAGTAAGCTTATGCAAATTGAAAGAATTCAAAGAGAAAATGCTGGAATATCTAGCAAACAGGCCGACTTACAAAAACAATTAGCTAATAAGGTTTATGAATTAAACAAACAACAAATAAATCTAAGTAAAGAACAAGAACGTGAGCAAAGGAAACTCGCTGATCTTGAAAAAAAGCGTGAACGTGAACGATTGGAGTACCAGCAGCGCATTACACGTGAGCTTAAGGAACAAAAGGAACTTGTACTAAGCTTAACAAATGCAGGTTCTCATTCTAAACATACTGGTTTAGCATCAACTGAGGAGAATGAGTTATTTGACGTCTTCATTTCTCACGCTAGCGAGGATAAAGATGACTTCGTTCGCCCTCTCGCTGAGGAATTAGTAAGGATCGGGGTAAAAGTTTGGTATGATGAGTTCTCGTTAAAATGGGGAGACAGCCTGAGGGTTTCTATAGACAAGGGGCTTTCTAATTCAAAATTTGGAGTTATCGTGATTTCTTCATCCTTTATAGGTAAGAAATGGCCTGAGTATGAGGTTAATGGATTGGTAGCCAGGGAGATGGCTGGGGGTAAAGTGATCTTGCCAATATGGCACAAGGTTTCTAAATCTGAAGTAATAAAATACAGCCCCACATTAGCTGATAAACTCGCTATGAATTCATCTGTTGATGAAATAGCAGATATAGCCAAACAATTGAAATCTCTTTTGTGAGTACGTGGATTGCGAAGAGGACCTCTTGAGTCCTCTTCTTTCCCAATTAACTAATTTGTTATTCTTCCGGCTGTCCTGATACTTTCCGCAGCTCATTTGCTAATCGATGTACTTCATCCTTGCTAGCCTGATCTACGCAAAGGCCATATACTGCGCTTAAAACGCCGATCACCTTATTCGCATCTTCTTTATTCAACATCAGTTCTTCCTCCTCAACTCGTAATGCATTCCATGAACCTAGCCCTTCATAGCCCTCATTCAGATCCACACCGATTCCGTTTTCCGTTATGTCGTTCTTGTACTGGTAAATATGAATTTTGTTAGCTTTCTTCCCGCGGCTCCAGGCGTAGGTCTGCCAGAACCTCGAACAGACGCGTTCAGCCATAGCCGCATTGATTACGGTATATGAGCCGTATACGCCTGTGTTGTATCTCGGAGTAGCTTCACTAAAGCCTTTAATGTATTCAAGCACTATAGGCATCTGAGCTGCCGTGACGTCGAAGTCCACAGCCGTGTAGATCGTGGAGCCCTCAGGCTGACCGACTTGTTTGGCCACTTCGACAGCAGTGTACCCGTCATTAAGTCCGGCAGTCCTGCCGCCAAGGGCTCGATTGGCTGTTGTCTCGAATACAGAAATGATATCGATGCCAGCTTGATTGATCAGTCTAGACTCAGCTTTCGTCATAGCCTTTTTGTAATTTGCGGGTACTAGGTACCGACCAACGAATGCATAGCCGGCTGCCGCAAAAGCAGCAGCCGTTTTAGCCGTTAATGGAGTGGAGCAATCAAATCCCTTCATTGCTGCACATCCTTATCCTGTGATGTTCCATCGCCTTTGGCTTTAAGTACCTGAATTATCTCTTTTAATTTTGGTGGCATAGGATAACCCATTCTTCCATAATTCTCTGTGATCGAGATAAGCTCATTAGCGAGATAAAAATAAATGGCACCAGTCATTAAGACGTCGGTGCCAAGTAAGATATCCATCCGATGAGCCAACATCACAACAACGAGCATGAATGCTTTCTTAGCCAAACCCCAGAACCCAACACTACTGTTGAGTCCTTTACCTTCCTTCAAGGAAGCTACCAATCCTGTCACGTAGTCAACTCCGATTGCCAATAAAAAGAAACTCAACAATTCGCTCCACCCCCCGAATGCATAAGATACTGCGGCACCAGTGATGCCTGCTGCGGTCATGATGGATGCTTGTTGCTGAGTTGTTGTAAGGCCTAATGTGTCGGCAGCTATTTTCTTGAACATGAACATGATCCACTCTCCCGAAAATGAAATAAGCCCCGATCGGATCGGTGGCCCAATTTTACAAGCTATGTACTTAACAAATATTCCACAAATCTTGTAATTGGTTTGGCGATGATTAAATGTCCGGCATCGTTCAAATGCGTTCCGTCCGGCATGTAGGTGTTTATAAAATCTGTGCCTTTCTCTATAACAATGCCACTTTCTGCATATAGGTTCAGATAAGGAAAGTTGTAATACTCCGCAACCTCTTTGATAATCGCAATGTATTGCAGCATCTTTGTACGCGATACAGTCGTCCGTTGAATCGGTGACATGACACCAATCTTAGCATTCGGGAATTTGTCCATAGCTAGTTTGAAGGTCTTGTGGAGCGCCCCGTAAAATGTAGTGATTTCTCGGTCTGTGAATGTACCGATTGGCGAATCATTCCCAATATCATTCGTTCCACCCATGAAGGTGATAACATCGGCGGCTGTGACGACATTCTGCAATGTTTCAAATAGTGTCCCTGTGATGCCACCGGACGTGACACAATATCGGTCGCCGCTCATGTCGAACAAAGTGACGCGCTCTAGATTTAAATTCTCGCAGACCGTCTTTTGATACGCTCCAGGTGGGCTTGAAATCGAGTCACCAATTCCTGCGTATTTTAAGCCTCTATACGACGGCTTAAGTGCCTTTACAAGAGATTGCCTTATATTCTCCGACCTGATCGTAAGTTGCCGTGTATCGTACGTCAAGGCCGATGTAACATAGATGTTTTCACTCAAGTAACCGAGATTGATAAGGTCGCCGTTTGTCGTCGAAGAAAGCCGAACATACTTAGCCCCCACCGGAACAGTGAACGTATTGCCGATTCCCGAAGGAACGGGGCCAAACGTGACGGCCGAAACGAATTGCTTGCTTGCGTTATAGTAGCAACTACTCCACGTCAAGTTAGTGCGATATGTTTGACCCTCAACAACCTCAATGAAGTCCGTCACGAAAGCCCCGGTGTATGAGTTCGCTACACCCGTAGTTGCCCCAAGAAGCCTGTCCATCGTGACCGTCGCTTTGTTGTAGCATTGCAATATCTCTTCATTCAGAAAGCGAGTCTGCCGGGCTGTAATGGAGTTATCCAAGATAACCCCGCCACTCCCGCCGCCAAACGGTGCCCCGTTAAAAGTCGGTATGCCTCCGCTCTCGCCTATCTTATTCAGTGTCGCGAGGTTCGAGTGCGTATGGCTACTCCCTCCACCGGATTGTTCGACTCCGTCTATCGTAAGCTTGTTGTTATTGTTAATGCCGAGCCTGTCTAAATCTTCTTTGTTGTCATGAGAATGACCCGGAGAGTTGCGCTTATCAATCATGCAATTTTTCCTCCTTTCTAAATGACTTTAACTTCAAAGTTATCCATCCTTGAATCGGTTGCTCCATTGGATACCAGTCCTACTTTGGTTGCTCCGAACAAAACGCTTGTTTGAAGGTCGATAACCAGAGTCGCACCAAGGTAACCTCTTATACGCTTCCCTTCGAGTACCACTCTCAGCTTGTATGGAGCCGCGATCGCAGCTTGCACTGATTGCACTATCACCGTTTGGATGTTCGCAACATGCTTGATCAATTGAATCGTGTGCGTGCCGGCGGTACCCTTACGAACCAGTTCCAAGTAGTTGGATGGATCTGTATATCGGAACACTATCCCGTACTGCGTTGCGACGTCGGCTGCTACATCCACAGACAATTCAAGTCCACTCGCGTACGCAGAGTCGATCCAGTTCAGAAGAGTTCCTGCAGCGAACGAAGAGTAAGCAGCATTGCTGATGATACCCAGTCCGTTAACATTACCAGAAGTCCACGTATGTCCGGAAGATGACGTACCTAAGCTCGTAGCAGAATCCGCACGGTCGAAGGTGTCAGCAATGACCACACTTCCACTAGCAATAGGTGTTATTGTGTATACCCTTGTATACACCGCGCCTACGTTACCAAGACCGTCAATTGCACGATATTTTAACGTCGTAGTTGTAGGAATCGAGATAGGTGCCGAGTAAGGTGTCTTAGTATTATCAGGAGTAGATCCATCAGTCGTGTAGTAAATCGATGCGGTTTCGGTATTGATGGTTGAGAGAGTGACCGTTTGAGGTGTAGGATAAGTTCCATCCATTAAAGTGTTAGATACCCTTGGAGCTTCAAGATCCACAACTTCTTGTATACTGAAGTTGTCGAACTTCGGAACAGTGGCACCGTACAAAGCCATCCCATGCTTCGTTGCAGCAAACATCAGCGTGTCCAGGAAGGAGAATTGCAGAACTCCATCCATGAAGCATTCTACTAATTGGCCGCTCAGCTTAACCTTCAGAGTATGGGTTGAACCTGCCACGCTTACGATAGTTTTATCAGCAGGAATGTCGACAGTTTCTGCACCGCCTGTTGGAGCTGGACTCGTAGTAAAGATGCCGAGCTTTGTATCCGATTTGAAACCAAAAGCGTATAGGCTCCCTGCACTGATATATCGGAACAAGATCCCTACCATTGTCGCGGAGAACGTGGATGGGATTGTGATATCCACACTGATCTCCAAGTTGTCGGATTTAGCAGCGTCAACGAACGTCCACCCTGTACTCGTCAGGGAAGTTGCGCTTCCGGCTTGGTTACCGATAATTTGAATGCCGCCGGACCATGCTTTACTGCCTGTCGCTGTCGTTCCAAGGGAAGCAGAGTCAGCACGATTAAAGTCATCTGTAATGTTCAAAAGTGAAGGAGTCGGAGCTGCTGTTGTTGCCGTCGTCGTCACTGCTGTTGATCGGTTGCCCGCACCATCAATAGCAACAATTCGGAATGTATAAGGCGTATTACCGGTAAGTCCGGCGACTGTGTAGCTGTTGGATGACGGGTTAATCACCGCGCTCGCCACTGTAAAATTGGTACCGTCTGTCGAATATGCAGCCTCATATGCGGTGACATCACCGCTCACAGAATTCGTCCATGAAAGAGGTACGCTGTTTGATGTCGGTGTTCCAGCGCTCAATCCCGTAACCGGATTCGGCGGTGTAGTGTCAGATACGTTAATCGTGTACGCAAAGTTTTGCACTGAGCTTACATTTCCTGCTTGGTCCCTGCCGATAGCATTGATTGACATACTCGCATTGACTGCGATAGCCGAACTGTATTGCGCACTGCTCGTTGTCGGCGTGTCTCCATTTGTCGTATAGAAGATAGTCGTATTAGATTCATTGGACGATAGCGTAACGTTCTGTACGCTGGAGTAAGCCCCCGGAGCAGGGTTAGCTGTGATAATTGGTGGCGTTGTATCTGCCGGAGCTGACGTTGTAAATGTCGTGCTCGTACCGCTCGCCACATTACCTGCAGCATCCTTAGCCTTGACTGTAAAAGTGTATTGCGTCCCCGCTGTAAGACCTGTGACGTTGTAGGAGGTCCCTGTCACGGTTGTCACTAGGCTTGCTCCATTATAGATGTCATATCCCGTTACCGCGACGTTATCCGTAGCTGCAGTCCAATTGAGCGTAACCCCTGTTTGAGTAGGTCCACTTGCCGTAAGATTGGTGACATTACTTGGCGCAGTTGTATCGGTAGGTATAGCGCTTGTTGTGGCGCTGACATTCGTGCCACTAGCAGCATTTCCACTTCCGTCCTTAGCCTTCACCCAAAAGGTATAGGATGTGGACGCCGCCAAACCGTTTACGTTGTATGTTGTTGCTGTAACGTTCGCTAGAAATGTCGACCCGTTATAGATGTCGTAAGAAGCAACGTCACTCGAAGCAGAAGCAGTCCAGTTCAACGTAAGGCCAGTCTGTGTGATGTTTGCCGTAGTAAGGCTTGTGACGTTAGCCGGCGGCGTCGTGTCTGCGCTAGAAGAAGTCGTGACAGTCGTTGAAGTCCCCGAAGCGATATTAGGAACTGCGTCTTTCGCTTTGACCGTAAACGTATATTGAGTTGCCTGCGTCAAGCCGGTTACATTGTATGTGGTCCCTGTTACGCTGGCCAGAAGAGTGGATCCGCGGAAAATATCGTAACCAACACAATCGCCGGATGCGGAAGCAACCCATGTCAATGTGAGGCTCGTTGCTGTGAGCGCTGATACCTCAAGATTGGTTACGTTATCCGGAGGAGTGACATCCGCCGGCGGGGAAATTGCGAAACCGCCGATCGTCTGGATTCCTTCTGCACGCCACGGCACAGTGCTGTTTATTGTGACAACTGTAAATGGTTTATAGCGCCCTGTAACGACTTCCCCTGCTTTAACGACTCTCGTCTTACCGTTAATCGTAAAAGTAAGATCGGCAGCCCCGGGAGTGTTTGGTACCGAATCATTACTTACTTCAATCCCAGTCATTAGTTCAGAGAATTCCTTTGTCAGATTACCACTGCCGCTGAAGGGCTCATCCGAAACATCCACAGGAGTCGCCACTAGATACATCCCATCGCGTGATCTGATGATCTCCCACTTATTTTGCTCATTTAAAGCTTGCGGAGGAGTGACGTTGCCAATCCTTTTCATCGGTTCTAATTCATCCGGCATTCTAAAGTGGCCTCCTTACGCTAGATCAGACTCAAAATTGATTAGAATATACCCCTGATTTGGGAAGGTCTCGATACTTCCGTCTTCGTGGGTAACCTTAAATTCCGCTTTCATCTTTCCCAGCTCTACTGTCTCTTCTAGTTCAAACGCAAAGCATACTAAGCCATCCGCTTCGTCTAAGACAATGGCCTCACGATTGATCAAGGTATCATTACCCTGAATCTTCACCATGACAAATTTAATATTACAATTGTTCAGATTCACAGGATTGCCTTTTGGAGTTATCAGCTGGGCTTTAATAGCTGTTCGAGTGTCATGGCGCTTCATGGTTAACATGCTACTCCACTTCCTTCTTCTCAACTACACTCTGCACTGGAGCGATAAAATAAGCGAGTGTTTCTACTTTCACCAGTGATACATTCACTTTGTTCTTGACCGATTCAATGATAATGCTCTTGTGCATGACCAGTAATCACCTTCTTGGGATTTAGTTATTCTGAAGATAGGCCGCGAATTTCTTGAAGCCTAGAAACACATATTCAAAGTCTGCGTTCGTGAGCTGACCGGCATTATACTTCTGCTCGAAAGCTTGCCAGAAATCAGGACTATTAAAAACTTTCTCCTTAATGAGAACATCAATCGCTTCTGAGAAAGTCATCTTATCAGGACTGATCTCAGCGGTACCTGTCCACATGTCAGTACAGAACCCGCGGGTGAAGAAGCTCTTAGGAATCCAACAGTATCCAAACTGCCCCCAATTTGTCCCCCAACTATTTCTAACTAAGATGTATTGCTCCCCAGTGTCAAAGGTTTGATACCCGCAAGCAAGGACTGCGTGGCCGCCAAGAAAGGTTTCTTTCGATGTGTCCGGTACCGGGACCATTCCAGTATTTTTGACCGCTGAACTTTCGAAGCTATTGTAAATGCTGATTCCGAGTACAACAGGCTGTCCTTGCGCAAGTGCTACAAGCATATCATCATAGGACATAACCCGGTGATATTCAGCGATCTTAAATTCTCCTGCACGAGCGTAAGCCTCGTCAGATGGTTTGTCCCGGAACTTCGATTCTACATAAGGCCATAGAGATTCAGGCGGGCAGCCGACCTGCTGCAGCACTTTCATGCCGTCTCTGATATATGCTCCTGAGTCCTCATTGATCGTCCCCTCGAGTTCACGTTCCTTCCAGTAATGAAAAAGACGGCTTAGCCTGGTTAATGGCTTGCCGTCATTGATGAGTTGATATTCTCTTAGCCCACTTACAATTGCATTTGAAGTACAACTACCGAGACCACCCTGATCGACGACCGGTGAAAGTCTGTCTCTTAGGTCAACTCTTTCCGGAAGGTTTGCTGTTGAAAGTCGAGCCTTGAATGGGTAATCTCTCTGGTCAACTGGATCTGGTTTTAATGAATAGTGTCTAATCATGTTTTTATCCTCCTCAGATTAAGCTGCTATTAATGCGGTCCTTAAATCAATCCAATGTTGTCCCTTTCGTTCTTTTGTCGAATCTATAATTGGATCTGTCGTCCAGGTTGGCGCCGTCACTGATAACGCCGTGTAAATATCCTTGATTGCTTGGCGTAATTCAATAATGTGTGTCGCTTTAACGTCAGTCGCTGCCGGATCGTTCCAATCTTTTATTACGGGATCAGTCCATACAATCACTGCCAAGCCGCGGGCCTGACGAACGGCATTAACCTTTGTTCTAATGTCATCAATTGTTCTTTTGCTAACGGCCGTGTCATCTGCCGCAACCGTTGTTGCCCAGGTTGTTGCCTGAATTGTAAAGGTGATTGTTGTACTCCATGTCCCCCACTCTTTGCCGTCGTAGGATCTTACCCTCACATACCTAGTTCCGGCCCCTAGATCCAATTGCGGAATGTATGAAACTGCCGTTCCTGAAGGCACATTCCCGGCGCCGATCCATCCGGCTGCTGTTGTTCCGTATGTGGAATCAACAATGTTTGTTGTGAATGCGTTCGACGAACTAATTTGTATTTGAAAATTGGTTAATGTGGCGTCGTTCGCATCCGTCGGCGTGAATCTGAATTTGGGCCTTTGGTTCAAAATGCTGCCACTCGACGATAAATTGTTAATGGTTGAAACGGCGTAGGTATTTGTCGTGAACGTCGTATAGTTTAGCGTGCTGACATTCCCGGCATTATCCGTATATGTTACGCCCCATCGGTATTGCGTACCAGGCGTTAACCCGGTAAAGCTGTACGATAGGCCGGTAACACTCTTCGGGTACCCGGATTCCGTAACCCAGGCCGAACCATTCCATTTTTGCAACGTCAAGGTTGTCAATAGCAGGCCTGAAGTCAACCCGGCCGGACCATCCGAGAACGCGGACCAGGAAACGCCGTTAGACGTTGCGTAAAGAACCCCATTTGTTTGCGTTGGCGCTGCTGGCGCCGTTCGGTCAATGATGAATGCGCCTCTTACCGGCCAATTCGCTGCATTGTTTCCGGCGTTATCCCGAACATAGAAGTCAACTAAGTATGTGTGTTCTACTGTGATAGGAACGGCAATTGTTTTCGTTTCTCCGCTGCCAGTTACAAGCCCTATACATTGGGTCCATGATGCCCCGTTATTGTTGGAATAATAGGCGTCATAAACAAATGCACCGCTCCCGCCGTCGGATATATCAACCGATACATTTTTTGTTGTTCCGCTTGCTTGGTTCGAATATACCGCGCCTACATTTACGGCGCTAACGGTCGGCGCTGTAATGTCAACTCCAATGTATACACTCTCGTAGTTTGGATCAGGTCCACGCCCATTTGCGGTATTCCAGACCCCTGCCGCGTCCCTAACTGCCATACGAATGTAATAATTACCATCTGCCGTAATCCAATCGGCGGGCATCTGCCAACTTCGTACATTACCGGATAACCAACCTGTATCCTTCAAAACTGCCGTATAAGCAGCGTTTACTAATTGAATATTGTATTGGCTCTGTGTGTCTCCCGCGTCTGGATCGGAGAACGTCCATTGTACAAGGGGGGTTCTTGTATTGATCCATTGATTCGCGGCCGGATAAGTAATAACAGGCGCATTAGGCGCTGTGTTAAATGTCCTTGTCCATGTCTTCACCATGTATGCGCCTGTTTGGTTTTGGGAAAGGGCAATGCCTATTTTAGTTTGCGATGAATGCGGGTAACTGTTTGTCCGCAAGGAATACACGGGCGCGCTATTCAAGAATGTGAATAATTGCACGGTCCCTTGGTCAACCATTGTTTCGCCGCTGATAGCATACGTTTTGAGAGATACAGTCTTATTAGTGCTATCAACAAGGAAAAAGAAAATTTGGCTTCCATTCGGATGAATTTGGGCGCTTACCGATGTATTTGAATTAGCGATGGTGAACGTTGTAGGTGCGGAGCTTACCCATGTGTTACTCGTAGAGTTATACCCTTGCACGGTTGTACCGTTTGTCCTTGTAAGCTGTACACCCGTTCCCGCTGAATCCATGTTAATTTGATACATCCATCCATTTGACGGATGGGGAAGGAAGGTGAAATTCCTTGGAATAGCATATGGGTATGGTCCATTTGTCCAAGATGCACCCGGATTACCAACGGGAATTTTATAAACATAAGCCGACGAATTATAGTTGACTACTCCGTATACATTTCCGCCGAATTCCGCAAAATCGGACGGCCCATAAATACCGCTGTATTGGTTACTTCCGAAACCTCCCCCTTCCCAGAATGCCGACATTTTGTAAAGGTCTTCGAATTCATCGCCCGCCCATCGACAAACCGCATAAATGACGCCACTTGAATCAATAAAAATCCGATCAATTTGCGCGCCGCCCCTTGCTGTCTCTGTTCCAATTTGCCAATATACTCGACCTGTCGTGACCAACGTTAAAGAAGTGCCTGTACTCGTTGGAACGGCGATAGTGTCAATGATCGTCATTCGGAAGGTGGCTACGCCTGTATATACGCCCCATCCGATATATAGCCTGTTGCCTTTTGCCACTAACGAAACGACACCATTATTACTTGCTGTCTCGGTAAAGGTATAGCAAACGGCCCATGTTTGCCCGTTGTCTGTCGATCTGTAAATTTTTAAACCTGCAACGCCGTATTCTGATTTGGCTACATACATATATCCATTGGCTGTTGTGGCGATACTGACACCATTCGCAAAATTTGAGTCATTATTTATCTGACCTAAATAGTCTGCCATTCAAATTCATCCCCTTTATAAGAAATACACACCCTTTACGGGGCGTATTTCTTAGCCTTGGCGATTTCAGCTTCAACCCATTGTCTGGTTGTCGCATGCATTGGATCAGTTGGATTTGCTGGAAGTGTAACGCCTGTGCCGGTGAATATCGGATTATTAATAGGTGCTTTCCCCGCAATAGCTGTATCTAATATGTCCATGTTGTCATCAATGATTGGTTTTGTATTGAAAGTTGTCGTAGCTGGTGAGCTGCGGTCTATTTTCTTCAATCCTAAATTAGGTGTTGTTGGATTGGCCAATGAATTCACCCCCAAGAAATATTATCCATAGTCGTGCTTTCAACTTGCTCAAGAGTCATTGCTTCAATTTCTGCCAATGAAAGAAAACGGAATTGAAATTGAACTTCCACATGTGCCCTAACAGAATTGCGAATATAGGCTTGAATCTGATCATATCCCTCAGGGACACCAATCACATTTAAAACCTTAATTTTCATGATTGAGTTAGAATAATCATTTTCAATCTCTACGGAAACACCATAAGACTGCAAAGACAAAGCTATGGCTTCCTTGGTGACAACCCCGCTTAATTCTCGCGTCTTAGCAATGATCCTCGCTCTCCGGAATTCATTTGATAAAGACGGATCAGGGAGTATACCAAATTCCTTTTCCCGCGTCGTTAATGTATCAATAGATGTCATCACACGGGACTCGTATACAACATGTTGGAGAAGGTCGTACAACCAAGTTAAGGTGAGCCCTAATCCGTCAAGTAGCTTCTTTGTTCCGCCCTTCTTTAAATCCAGCCATCGATGTGGGAAGAAGCTTGCTAGAAAGGTGCTAAAGTTCATTGCTAGGTGCCCCCTTTCTTAAGTGATGACGATCGCTCCTGGTATTGCCATTTCAGTGCTTGCCAGGACTTTATTTGTGGTTGGACCACTCAGAATAAAGTCGACGAGAACCGGTGCCTTGGTGATATCCGAACTCAAGAATGCTTCTTTGGCTACTGCAATTATGTCCATAACTCGTACTACACGATTAATGTTGGACTGACTGATAATATATGATTCCAAAGCGGCCCTAACGATCGGAGCTCCGGTTGCAGCTGTGTAGCCAATAGCCCAAACACACCCGGATAATGTAATGTTTATATTAACCTGAGTTGGTGCTATGACCTGAATAGCCCCTGTGTCTAAATCAGCAGGGGTAAAGGTATCAATAAACTCCTGGCACTCAGTAATAAGTGATGCACTCGGCATACCCTCTACACCCGTAATTACAATATCAACAGTGCCCGGTCCTCTATTAATTGGGAGTACTAAAGCAGAAGCGACGCCTTCAAAACTTTCGGCCCAGATCTTGTAGTCAGCTACTGTGCCGCCACGTCCGGGATTACGTTTTCTTTCGAGAATTCGCGATCGGTAAACCTCGATATCTTCGATGTCAGCCCCTGCTGTTACAAGTGTGGAATCCGATACTATATCAAATCCTGCTTGTGCAATTAGATTTATAGCGCCGGCTAGTACATTCCCCGAGGTACCTACCTCAGTACACTGAACTAAGACTCCGGTAACTTGACTCCCACCTGCAGGGATAAATTTATTCTGTCCAGGCACAACCCTGAATTGCATAGGAGGATTACTTCCGTATGGAGTTGTTGTAAGCAAAAAATAGTCAGGAACGTTAGTGTTCGAAGCTACTGGGCTAGACTTTTTAAGTGTTACGGAGTGAATGGCAGCCGTTGCCTGTTTTCGATCAACCCCCCACTCATATCCGAACTCCTCCAGCTTAGATCCTTGAGCTCCCGAGGCTGTGAGTTGATCAAAAACCAACTTCAGCACAACAACAAACATATAGATGGCTTCACGAAGACCAATAATCAAGCTTTTTATAACCCACTGATTTGGTAAGTCAGATATTGTTTTTCCTGATCCCAGAAGGTTAGTTACTAACACTTGAGTTATTTCATCCTTCGTAGGAAATTGGATCATTTAGCATCACACCTCCGGTATCGTAACGTTTAATTCCCTTTCCACAACATCCCCGCGGAGAAGGTATTTAGCGAAAATGGTGAATGCCTGCTTCCCATCAACTTCAGTTAAAGAGATACTGCATTCCTTTACATTTTCAATCCAACCTTCCCCACCAGCTACAGTCCCCACTTTCAATAGCGTTGACCGTACCTCAGCTTCCGCCTTGACCTTATTTTCCAAGGTGAAAGTCTTGCCAGTTAGAAAGGACGAAATCCTCCCACCATAGTCTTTGTAAAAGACCATCTCACCCAGGTCTGTTAATACTTGAAGCTCAGTCTGCTGCTTAGCATTGTCCTCTCCAGAAGCCAGTGCTAAATTATCGCCTTCCCAAACAATTTCACCTGCAACAAGAAGTAGATCAGCTCCAAAGTTCATTGTTCATTCACCGGACCTTTGTCAATCAAGCCTAAAACAATGTACTGTTCTACACCGTTCGCACCACGTACGACTCCGGCAAGTACCTCCTGCCCCACTTTGTATGGCCATACTGGTTCATGTGTAGAGTGAGCATCATGTGCATAGGAACTTCCTCCGATTGAATGGGCTGCATGATTAGCGTGATTTGGTATCGGATAAAAAGTATCTTTCAAGACCCTGCACCATCCACTCTCTTGCCCCCAAGGCTCAACGATTATCTTGACCTCACGGTCTCTCTCATTTACAGCAGCAATTTCTGCAAAAACAAAAGATGACTGAGGAAGCATATCTTCAATTGTTCGCCTCTGATCAGAATACATGTTCATCCGTATTGACCTCCTTCCTCGACAGGGAGATTCGTGAATGACACTTCACAAGATAAACCTTGATCTTTCCCGCCAGTAACAGTTATTTTTTGCACGAAATATGTGTTGTTTAATCCAGCACCTATACCGCCTATCGATATTTTCCTGTCGTTCGAAAGACCTGGAAACCAATCTGCTACGAAGGAACCAAACAATTGATTCTTGGACAACTCCGCCAATATGCCCCGCGCTATTTGTTGGCACTGATCTCGGGTGCGGTTCGGGTAGTAGTATCTCAAAATATATTTATGACCCGAGCTCGACCCAACCATCGAAGCTTGCTCTACAATTCTGCTCCCACCCGTGTACTTCCCCGGCTTCCAAGAAATAACTTCGACAATCAAATTTCTTGCGGCATTCGGGGCTCTCTCGATCCTGAAAGGTTCGAAGATGTTGTGACCCCAGTAGAAAGGAATTGGATCAAGTGAGAAGCCCGAAAGATACAATTCGGGACCGAAATACCACTCTTTCCCCACAACCCTAGTCGTGAATTCTTCTGCCTGCGCTAAATACAAAACGAAGTCCCAATGTGAGACTTCGCGCGTTGTACTTGTATGATCTTCGTTTTGATATTCCCCTATTAGTTTGGTGGTCTCGACTGGAACAACTGGAGTCAAACCATGAAATTCCGCTATTTGTTTAAAGGCTGCTGTACTCGTTAAATTCTGCCATTTGGTTGTTTCTTTATAATCAAAAGGTCGGGCTGCATACGATCTCCCCGTAAGCTTAATGACTTCCCCTGACTTTGAGAACTCCCAAACAACATGATCCATGACACCATCGATTAAATCTTCAAGTTTATCTTCATCCTCAAATCCCGCTTGAATGACTACATCTGCTGGTCCATTAACTAAGTTCGCTGATGTCGTACTTCCGCTGTAAAGAAACTCATCAGATGGGTTATCTGTTACTTCCCAAGGAAGAGTGATATCGAACGAATCTATAGCACCTAAACCGTTTAACTCGACGGTAAAGTCAATCCAGTTTGTTACGTGTTGCCCGTTTATTGAAATATTCACTACCGGTTTACCAAGCGGCCTAAATGGCCCACCCCGATCAATATTGTCATTAAACATTGACTTTTAACACCATCCCCGGAGTCAGTACATGAGGTCCGTTTACCAGCACATCAACATTTGCTTGATAAATCTTTTCCCAATCATTTGGATTCTTTGATGTAGTTTCGTTCTTGGCTATGCTCCATAGACTGTCCCCTTCTCTCACGGTATAAGTTTTATTTGGATCGCTGGAAGAGGCTGTGTCGTTTGAGGAGTTCTTATCAATAGAATCAATGAGAAGAGCCGGCTTATTACTCGCGGTATCAACATGGCGCAATGTAATCGAAAATGGTATACGCTGATTGCTTTTTTGATCCGGATAAAACTCTTCAATGAGGACAGTGAAGGAAAACAACTCACAGGAAAATTCGATAGGTTTTCCAGCTGTCCGCATTAAACCGATAGACATCATGCGTTCATGTGCGTCTGCTCCCAGGAAGACACCACTCCACGTTATTGGACGGTAAGTCGGGCCCATATTCTGTATAGATACACTACCTCCAGGGAACTCACGGATAGCTAGCATTTGCTTTCCGCCGCGCTGTACGAAGTCAGGTTTTTCGAAATCCCGCAGGTCCAGTTCTCCAAGTGTAACTTTCACTTTAAGTCCTCCTTAACAATCCGCGTGAACCAATAGTCATGTTTGCTTTCTGGGAACCCGAATTGAGTTTCCTGATTACCAACTCTGCAACGCGGGCCGCAAAATCTCCAGTATCCTCACCAGGTTGTTGATGAACCTCGCCGATCAGCGGTCCATTAATATTAATTCCACCGGCAGCTGTTAACGGCTGATTAACCCTTATCCCATTGCTTCCTGAGCCCTGAACTTGCACTGCTTTTGATAAGCTTTCGGATGCTCCTTTTACTAATCCGGCTTGACTCATCATCCCTATTGCCAATCCCTGTGTGATGTATCCGCCGTTCTCCATCATCACACGTGAAGGAGAGTTTATTCCGAGAACCTTTTTAAGTGGACCCACAAGGAAGTTATTCGACAAGTCATTAATTGTGTCTTTGAGGTTATTCCACATTCCTTTGATCCCAATGATTATGCCGTCTACGATGTCAGACCCCCATTGTTTAGATGCCGTAAGCCATGTTGAGCCAATGCTTTTTAAACCTTCCCAACCATCGCGAAAAAACCTACCAAGGTCAACCCATAGCTTACTTGCCGTTTCTTTAACAACTTCCCAAGCACCTGACCAGTCACCCTGCAAAACCTTTAGGCCAAATTTAACGACTCCTGAAATAAAATCCCACCAAAAAACAACGGTATCTTTGATCAGAGTCCATGCCACCTTGACGATTTCAGAAATAATTGTCCATGTGTGTTTCATGGTGATCCAAATCAAGTTAGCGTACATTTGGATGCCAGTCCAAATAATCTTAAAGTGGAGGATGATCACACCACTAATTAACGGCCAATACATATCGATTACCTTTTTTACGTCCGGCCATATCTCCTGCATATACGCCTGCACCCTCGAAAATGCAGTTTTAATAGAGTTCCAGACATTGTTTACTGCGGACATGATTGTAGGTCCAATAGCAGCCCACACCGAAAATGATACCGATTTAACTTTATCCCATATCCCCGTGATGAATGGAAGAATCTTATCCCAATGCTTATAAATTAAATATGCTGCACCGGCAATTGCAGCAATTGCGAGTACTACTCCACCACTCACAAGTGCGATAGTACCAAAGCCAACGCCGGCAACAGAGAGAGCTGTGCTCAATGCACCAAACGCCGCAACACCTACTAAAATTGCACCCCCAATCGCCATGAAGGCACTGATCCCAAGTGCAACAGTAGCAACTGTTTTAATTATTTGTGGGTGAGCTTTTGCCCAAGGGATTACGAAATCACCTAGTATTCCGCCTAACCCGTTCAATGCATTTTTAATTGGTTCCAGGAATGGATCACCAAAAACACGCTTTACAATGTTCCAAGTTTCAGCTAAGGTCTCCATTCTATTTTTGGTACCTTCCATTTGCTGTTCTACTTGTTGGTACATGTCCAACTGGTTGCCGACTTTATTCTTGATGTCCATATAAATTTCACTGCCGTTCGCAAGTGCTAGAGCAGCATTTTTACCTTGTTCCAAAAATACTTTATGCATCAAATTTTGAAATTCATCCGGTCTGTACTTTTTACTAGCTGCTTGAAGTGTATTAAACATGAAATCTGCGCCCTTGCTTTTCCCAGTACTTTCATCAAAGAAGATACTTGATTTCCCATCAGCGTTCATCCAACCTAATTCAGCCATTGCTTGTTTCTGCTTCTTTGTATGCGGGATTAAGCGATCGAGAAAGTCTTTTGTGAACGTGCCTGCTGCGCCTCCATCTTTGGTGTATGTCCCAGTTGCAGCCACGAGCAATGCTGTATCTTCTGGTGTCATGCCTAGCGTACCTGCGACGCCAGACGAAGTAAGCATACCAGGAATCAAGTCCTTCATTCCCATAGTTGACGCTGCTGCCGTCTTAGCATAGAAGTCAATGGCACTTAACGTACGATCACCGCTTATGTTAAATGCAGCTTTCTGTTTTGCGATAAAATCCCCCGATGCATTCGGATCAATCTGTCCAAGCTGGGCAGCGTACATAGCCGCAGTTAACCCCGAATAGTTGAAGTTACCTTTTTCATTTTTAGTTCCCAGCAAAAACTCTTTGTCTATACCGCCGCGCAGCATACCCAACGCTGCCTCTGCGACTCCTTTATCACTAAACTTTGTAGCCATACCGAGTTTTTCGAAACCTTCCGTCAACTCACCCAGTGTCTTTTTAACCTCAGCCGCTTTATCTTGGTTAATAAGATCTTTTCCGAATGCGGCCAGCTTCACGTTAATCATTACATCTTCAAACTCCATGGCAGCCCTTGCCGCTTCGCTAATCCCATCCGTGATTTGCTTGAATGCAATAGCACCTGCAACCCCGATGCCACCACCTACGAATGCCATGTTTTTGAATTTATCCATTCTTCGTTGTGCATCTTCAGTGGCGTTTTCCATAAGTCTGAATTGGCTAATTACACTTCGAATTCCAGATGATATATGGTCAGCTAGACTAATACTAATGGCTAGATCTAAAATAGAACTCAATTTCAATGACCTCCTTTCACAGCTTCCAAAGAAAGCAAACTAATTCGGTTCGCCCTCTTTGGAAGCCCTCCGACTATTCGGAGGAATTCTGTCGCTCATTCCATTCATTAACAATAAGGATCGATGCAGCTGTTTCAATCTCATCAAACTGCAAAGTCTCGGAAAAAGAAAGACCAGCCCCGGATGCAAGCGCTAGTTGGATGCGATTGCGGAACCAGGGTTGGTCTGCGAGTTTTTTGCTGCTTCATCCAGCTTTTTCTGAACTTCGGCAGGCATCGATTTCTTTTCAAGTTCAGACCATTCTTCGTAATCAAAACGGTCCATGAGTTCAAAAATGCCAGCCGAATCTTCAGGAGTTTTAACATTCTCGCCTTCGATGGACTCAATGGCGACGATCGTTTGAATCGTTACCGTGGACATAAGGCCGCCGAGGTTTGAGCCGCCATCGCCCATTGTAGTAGCTAGCAAACGACGCTCAATAAAATGGTGTTGCCCTTTCTTTTGGCGCAAGCCCACTTTCTTACCAGTTGAAAGAATGATTTCTGACATGGATAGTAATCCTCCTATTGTTTAATCCGGCCTGTAGAGTGCCAGTTCAAGTTGTTTGTGATCGGCTTGTTGTTACCATCAGCGGATCGTTTGTAACCGTCAAATGTCACATTCTCGTACTTATACTTTCTTACGGTACCATCGCGGTATGTTTCAGTCGTGAAGATTACAAACGACAGTGTGCTGCCGTTCGCTTGCTGATGTGCAATTTTGGCATCAACAATGTCATCCATCGCAGTATTGATTGCCTGACCTTCAAGGGTACCTTTAAATCCGTTTTGAATCACTTGGCGATACTCTTCTTCTTCACCAATAGGACTCTTTTTTTCTTCTGCCGTGATCTCTTCAACAGACCACTTAAGAATTTCCGGAGATTTGGTTAGCGCGGCCCCTTTCTCATCCGTAAGAGCGATAACTAGCTTTTTCCCAAGCAATGCGTCTTGTGCCATTGATTAGCCCACCTCCACATTCGTTCCGCCTTGGAAGTTAAGAACAACCCATTCAGCGGTGTTGTAGTGCTTCACTTTGATGTCTTGTACAAATTGATCGATCGATGCAGAAGCAGCATTGAACGTTACCGAGTAATCCTCAAACTTGGAGGTTTGCGAAAGATCAACTGGCTTTTTCAAAAGATCAAAGTAGGTCCGGATTCGTCTCTCAGCATCATCCTTCATCTTCTTAGTCATAGCCTTGCCCTGCCAAGGAGCTGCGACTGATTCCAGAGCCTTCTCAATCCAACTATTCAATCGGCGCCGGTTCACTTTCCGGTTTTCGTCATCAGATATAACCGTTCCTGATGCATCAGATTTAGCCAGCGTATAATCATTTGCCATCCGCCAAGCCAGAGTTCCATCACCGGCAGCGGAAGGCTTCAGTTGGAAAGCTGCTACTTGGTGGGAATACAGATTAGAGTAATCCGTAAAGTCCAGATTCTTATCCGAAGACACGACCCATGTGCACTCTACAGCAATCCCAGAGTCCTCTACATTGCCGATAACATGACTGATTGCCGAAAGACAAGCGCCTGATGTCCATTGGTTGCCAACTGATTGAAACCGTCCATATACCATCTGCATAAAGTCCGTGTCGAAAGCATCGCGATTCGTAACTGCGGCTGCTACAGTGTTTGCCGATCCGGTCCCGCAGTAAGCTGTAGAATTGTATTTTTGAGCATAAGTCGCAAGAGCGGCGTCAGCAGTAGCATCCGTGAAGTCAGCGAACGCTACATCTGTAACAATGTTCCCGATAAACTCAAGCAGTTTAAGCCCAGTTCTAGCCCCGGATCCCGAGTCCACTGTTCCCACGTAATCACTCGCGGCAATAGCAGCTCCGTTGTTTCCTCCAGTCAGCTGAGTTTTTGCTTTAACTGCCGGCTGAGCAAGTACTCGTGTAGCTGCCGCCGAATTCATATCGGTTAGTGCAAAGTGCAGGCTCTGACCGTTTACATAACTAGGAGCATAACGTGCATCTAGAGGATCCATAGTCAGATTGTCATATGTCTCTATACCAAAGTCAGATGTCAGGGTCAGCTTGAACGTATTACTATTTGTTCCATTGTCTGCTTGGACAGAAAAAGTGTTTGCGTATGATCCCGGGTATTTAGCCGAAACTTTTAAGGTATTGGCTGGAGTACCTTGGCGATCCTGGAGCGTAAGTGACGCCGTCGCATACCCTGCCCCTAGAATTCGAACAAATGCCGCTTTTTTAACATTGGCCCTATGAAGGTGATCAATAAGAGCGTTGCCAGCATTCGCTTTTGCCATGCTACCCAAAACTGAAGAGGCAATCTCGCTCAAACGTTTTGTTGGGGTTTCAGTTACCATGACATATTGATTTACCGGACCACGATCAAAGTCACCAACAAACCCGAGTACAAAGTCACTTTGAAGTGCTTCGTCAGTCTGTGGGACTGCCAATTCATTGATATAAAGTCCTGGTGGAAGTCCTACCAAAGAAGATGCTCCACGGATGATAGTCAATTCAATTCAACTCCTTCAAGAAGTAATTTTAAATTTCAGGTTCGTCATGTCTATCTTGCTGACAGTATCCTCGGTAATGAGTTTGCCTGAACATCGATAGGTGGCATCACATTGGTACAGATCAGGCTTCCCCCTCGGCGGTAGTGGTGCTGCAGTAAGAAATATCTGCAAGACCTCACCCCATTTGTCTTCAGGGACCGGTATCTCATTTTGAGTCTCAATGAACGCTAAGAATTCATTGGATAAGCGCTGGGACCTGCCGGGTTTATCAGCAAAGAAGGAAACCTGAATTAGGTAATCAAATCTAACCGATTCTGTACCAACAGTGAAAGTTCCATCACCATTATCGATTAATCCATGCGGCTCATATTCACGCATGAGTGCCTTTTCAGCAGTACCGCTAATAAGGAGAATATGAGCAGCTGGAAGCACCTTTTTAAACTCGGTCGGATTTGGTTCACCATCACGTACAGGAAAATCAGAACCATGTAAATGTGAAATTGCAGCAGACAGCGCTTGGTATGCGCAGAGTAAAGGATCTCTCATCTCCGGTACCCTCTTGCCGCTTCTTCCAAAGCCTTTTTAACCTCGTTCAAAATGTCGCTTCTAGACTCCTCAACAGCTGGTCGTAAAAATGGGCGTGGCGGAATATGGTGCGCTGCATCACCAAACTCATGAGCTGCAGCGTAATCTGATGGGCTACCTTTTCCTCGCTCGTCACTACCAGCGGCAACGCCGAGATACGCAATACCTCGACTTTCCAACTCCGAAAAATCAGTTGTTATTGCCTGCCTAAGGTGTCCGGTGTCGATTAAAGGAGCGTCATCATTTCCACCAGCTCCCCATGAACCATGTTTTTTGATATAGGCTTTCCCTGCTCGAGTAATTCTGCCACTACCCGATTTTGAAAGATGCTTTCTCCTAACGGTTTCAGGTTTAAGCTTTGACCAAGCGGTGAACGACCCGGATGTTCCCTGGTACTTTCCAAGCTTCTCCTTGGCCCTTCCCATTGCTTTAATCGTCCCCTTTTTAATGCCTTTTTTTATAGCCGCGTCTACTGTATTCGGAACAGTCGCAAGGATCCGTAGCAAAACCAAGAATTCCGGCAACATTCTACTTCACATCCTTTGCCGTCACTTCTTTGATGATAAGTTGGCCCGCGAGTGTGGCCGGGCTAACTAAATCAATAATATATTTTTTGTTGTTATAGATCAGGATCTTACCTTCCTGAACCTGCCTCTGAACCGATTCCGAGCCGTCCTCGATCACAATGAAATCGAGAACCACATCAGGATTATCGCCGACCTCAGTTGGATTCTCCTGGAGGGTATGCGATGTCACCACGATTTTAATCATTTCAGGAAGAAACGGAGTATCGTCTTCGCTATCTTCAAGGCTAAGTTTCCGTGGATTAATCTCTGATGATGTAAGTAGGATAGCTTCTGTTTCATACCCTTTTGTCTTGATCTGCTTCTCAAGTACCCTCTTAACTTTGATCGCAAGCTTTCCAGCATCCATTAGGTACCACCACCTACCGGCTTTTGTACGCTCGCCAAATAGCTACAACGCCTTGTTTCAGCCAACTCCGTAATTTGATCGAAGTTATCGAACTTGATGTCGAGTCCTTTCCCAAGCTTTAGCTCGCTGATCTCTGAGCCCTCACGGACAACGTCTGATAACATTTTCCACATACAGTAATCAAGGATCAAAGAGGTAGCTGCATTAGGCAAACTTGCAATGTCATGATCGCCGAGGTAAGTGAATGGAACAACCAATGGACCGAGAGGAGGAAAATCGAGATAAAGAATATCGTCCAATATCTCGTAATCCTCCAACCCCTTTATCCAAGTTTGGTAATCCTCGGGGAGCTTGTATTCCGACATGTTTGGCAACAGGGTAATAGAACCCCTTCGATGCCTTGGGCGATACCTAGAGTAATCAGAAACGGCGCTCTGGACGAAGTCCAGTAGCGCCCAATCCTCATACCTATAAGGTTCTTCTAAATCATTGATCTCCGTCCGCAGAGCTATTAGCAGGGTCGTTTGATCCATCTCCTGCCGCCCCCTTCTGACCTGTATTATCCGGATTAGATGCTGGGTCCTGCTGCTGGTCACGGCTCAGCCATTCTTCATATTGTGCGATCCGATCCGGTTCTTTAGATCCTGCTTCAATACCCAAACCTTGAAGTAAGTCCTTTTGCTCGGGAGCCTTCAGTTCCTTGAACTCGTCAAGGGTTACTTCGGCGGCAGCCGGGGTTTCTGGCTGATCAGTTTCCAGATGATAGATATCCCCCGGGCCAACGATAAGCCCGGAGTGAGGATGAATAAATGAATGACCGTTATTTACTTTCATTGCTTACACCTTCTCTTTCTTAGGAGTTGAAGAACTTGATTGTGCGGTAAGGAGGGTTATACTGCTTGCCGCTGCCATCAATCACAAGTGGCGTCGCAATAACGGATTGTTGAGTCGCGTAATATTGCTTTGCAGATGTAATTTTTTGCGATGTAGGATCGAAATATGGTTCTGGTCCTTCAATTTGCAATGGGGAGCCCACACCATAACGGGTTGCGTTTGTTTTACCGATTAGGACCCGTTTGTCACGTGCAGCCCATGGTGCGTTAATTTCACCAAGTTGTAATCCTGCACGAGTAGCAAACCACATATCACCTTTTAGGAAACTTGTTCCTTCTGGGGAAGCCCACTTGTAAAAGAGTTCTGCGTTCTTGATGTTGACCATAGCGTTCAGAGAACCGATCGCAAAATCAGGAGTCACATAACGCGGAGCGGAACCCATGTAAGCCTTTTGAGTATCAAAACGCTCGAGCAATCGGTTATAGTACTGAGCAGGCTTATCAGCATAAGCTGACGGAATTGTGAGATCGAAGAAGTTCACGTTTGTTGCGTATGCATAAGAGACAGTCGGTCTGTTAGTGCTGTTATCTACACCGGAAGAAGATGCAAAGTATACTTTGCTTTCTTCCCAATCAACTGCGTAGTCACCGCCGTTAACCTTACCGGAGATCGGATCGAAAGTACCTCTTGTAAGGGTAGTGGATCCACGCTTAGCAACAAAATCATTGATCGTCGCCGACTGTCTCACGCCGTTGTGATCAAGCCAAACATTTTTACGCGGGCGAACAATTGGTGCAACTTGTGCCCCGATCGCACCTGTTGCGTATCCGCAAAGCAATTTCACGGACCAAGTCACGTTATGGCCGGCCGGAAGACCAGCCGAAGCCCCAGCAGTCATTTCAGCAGCAGCCACCGCTTCATTCGACACTGCAGTTGCTTGATACTCATCAGAGACATGAAGCATCTCTAGACTCAAGCGTTGGTCAATCACACGGTTATAACGCATTGCCAAGTTGGCCAGATTGCGAGCGACAACATCATAGCTGAATGGGCCCTTTTGCATTTCAACCTGAGCTTCTTTCGAGATCAGAGTTCCGCGTTTCAGCCACTCTGCACCGAACTCGAGGAAGCGAGTCTCTACGCCTTCGGTCGGAATTCCTTCGAACTCCCCTACAACAAAATCATCTTGCGTGTAGAGATCGTAGGATTGAAACTCAACCGGAATCTTAAAGGTTGTTCCGCTGAATGATTCAGCTTGAACCAACTGCAAGAAGCGCAGATCCTGCCATACTTGATACATGAAGGCAAGAGAAATCGTCGGCAATTGAGCAAAGTCACCAGTTGAAGACATAGCGGAATCGGTGATTGCGCCATCCTGGATGGATTGTGCAGAGTCAGTAAGAGACTTCATGAATTTGGAGTACTCTTCGTTATTCTCACGCTCCATTTTCGCCATAACGCGGTCAATGATGGCTTTGTTTGCTTCACGCATTTTAGGGTCAACCCGGAAGTTTGTATCCAAGGAGCGGTTGCGATCATCCATGGCTGCTTGGATGTTGTCCACAATTGGCTTCCATGGCTGTGGATTACCTGTAACTACGACAGAATTATCTAGCACTGCAGCAACTCCTCCATTTCCTTGAACTCCCAAGCCCGCGAGTTTTGTTCCAACAACATACGCGTCAACGATCGCTTTTTCGCCATCGATGAAGCCTGCGATAGCTTCAGAATCTGTGATAGCTTCACCCTTTTTCAGAATGGCGGCCTTTACATTGTTATCATACGGCAGAGCATTAACTGCATCTGTTAGAGCGGCCTGAGCTTTCCTTTTCTTTTCAGCAGCTTCCTCTGCTTTCAATCGATCTTCCTTTTCTTTACGCATCGCCTCTAGCTCATCGTTAAGCGCCACTTCGCGCTCCTTAACGGCAATTGCAGCATCGCACATCGCCATTTCAGCATGTCCTGCTTTGCCAGATTTCCAAGCTTTCAGTTGCTCCAATGTCATCGAAAGAAAATTCATTTTCGGTTCATCTCCCTTTTGAATAGAATCTAATATTTCAGTCACCACAGAATCAGTGAGCGGTAACGGCTTTGTAAAAGCATCGGGCTCTGCCGGATTAAGAACGACATCCCAGGTAAACAATTGCAGTGACTTAGCGACATTGACTGTCTTGCCTTCAATACTCGCCGGAGCCATGGATCCACTCATTCGGTTGCTGAAACCGATTGGGAGCCCTGCATCAAGCATCGCCTTCACCTGCTTGCCCATTTCCGTCTCTAGCGGCTTATATTCCGCCCAGACGACCCCGGCCGCATCGATCACAGCTTCTCGGAATTTAACAGCTTGATTCGGAACTTTGGAATCAAAAAGCACCCTGCCATCTAAGCCCTTCATGGTGGGCGGATGTGGGTGCTCTCCAGCGTATGGGAATCCTGCTTGTTTAATAGCATCAAGCGCAGGTTGATAAACTGTCCGAGGATACAAGCGATTGTTTCCGTTGATCGCATCAACCCGAGAAACCGGCTGTTTATACCAACCCGAAGGCTGCCCGCCAGCATCTGTAATTGCCAGTGCCTTCGAAAGACAGATATCAATTGCTTCGCCCGCTGAATCGGTAATAACGGCAAGTGTCGGTTCCTCCTCAATCGAATCGGTTGTGACTGTCACCGTGGCGTTTGTTGCAGTGAATCCAAGAGGAGGTTTGCTATCCTCTTCTTCTTTTTTCGCTGCGTACTCGACGTCATAATGACCAAACTCTGACCGGCACTTAGCATCGATAGCCTCGTAGTAAATTCGCCGGTCAACCTCAGTTAGCGGCTGATTCGCAAGTTGCTTCTTAATACCCAACAAGCCAATGGCACTTGACGCATCGAGGATCTGTTTCATAACTGGGTCATCTGTTAATGCATCTTTCACCGGTTCTTCACCTGCAGTGAATCCGATCCCAGCAAAGTGCTGTAAATCTAGTTTGATTCTATGTCGCTTCTCTTTCACTTGGCACCTCCTCCCCCTGAACTATTCTTGATATTTCATCCAGGACTAGATCTTTTACCTTTTCGTCAGTCGTCGTGGACACGATGCGATATAGCAACTCAAGCAGCTTCTTAAAAATCTCTGTATCTCGGATACTGACATCGACAGCTAACCCACGATTTTGGCTTCTTTCCTTCAAAACCTGAAAAGCAGCATTGGTTTTTAGCGGCCCGGCTTCACAAGTAAACCCGCAGGACTCAAGTTGCTCAATAATTTCCTGCAATGACATCTTCACTCTTTTATCACCTCCTATTCAGGGTCAATCAGCCGGAACCAGTGTACATCTACACCGCGGATGACCCGGGATGTCCGGATGACTGTCGATCGGGTAGACCGTCCCATTCCGGCTCCTACAATTTGGACAGGTACGCTGGTCGATTACGGCCAACCACTTCACACGCTCAAATCCGGCGTCCAAGTAGATACGCTTAGCACTGCGGTTATATGCCCATGAGAGCTCAGTTCGTGCAATCATTTCAGCACGAGCATTATCCATAATTTGAGGACGCAGTTGTCTCATAATTTCTTTCCAGCCGAGATTTTCTTCAAATCCCTGTCCCAGCAGTTGCTGAATTCGAATTTTGGTCGTTTCCCTGATGCCGGCTATCCTTTCACCAGCAGCCTCGAAAAGATCGTCCCGAATATCGGTTTTAACAATCCTCATACTTAAACCTGCACCGGTTTGCGGTCCGGACGGATCGACAACCCTACCGTTATGTAGATCCATCACAAGCTGTACCGCTCGCTCAGCGCCCATCAGACCGGTTTCAGTCATGTGCTTTACGATTCCGAGACGATAACTCCCCTGTTCGGCATCCCATGCTTCCTCAAAGGAACCGAGGATAGTAGACTCATCAATAAAGTCGTTTTCATCACCTGCAGCATCAGAGATCGCTTCACTTTCATTCACCATCCTTTTGTAAACTGAATTAAAAAAACGAGTAACCGTGGCCCTCGCTTTCGTCTCAATCTCTTCAAACTCTGGTCTATCCTCAAGCAATACATCTGTAACAGCCTCATTTCCTTTCACAGGCGTTTTACCTGCGCTTGGCTGTGTTTTATCGTTGGGCGCTTTACCCGCTCCCATAAGGAGCATTTCGGCCTGTTTCTGACGTTCCTCCTCTTCGAGTAACGCAGCCATTTCTGCAGGATCCTCAATATCGAAGTCATCCGCAATTTCCTGAATCGCTTTTTCAAGAGTAATGAGCTTCTGGCCGCCACCTTTGCCACGGGCCTGCTGCACACGTTCCAGGCGCTCTGCTGCCGTCTCATCCGTCTTATCATTCCACACAACATCATAAGTAATGGAGTCCGGATTAATGCCGGCTAGAAGCAGCTGTAGGTCTACGATTGCTCTTAGCCCCGAAAACTGACCAGAGTCGCCATACTCGATCAAGTCGGTAAGGTCCTCTAATGTCTTCAGATAGTGCGGGTACTGAACTTTCAACACATCCCGGTTCATATCCTGACCGGACGTAAGAATCGCTTTGGGAACACTTAAATTAAGCCAGAGCAGGTCTTCGAAGTACTTAATGTCATTCATCTGGTCAAGATGGCCATCCGCATCCAACACTTTCACATCTGCAGTACCCACGAAGTCTGATAGCAAATGAGCATTGCGGGTAGGCTTGTCATTCTTATCGATCAAGCCAACTAAGCGCATATACTCGATGGCATCTTTCTCTTGTGTGTTCTCCGGCAGCTTATGATTGTACTTCTGGACGCTTCGAAACTCACGTCGGACTGCAGAAGCAATCTCCATCTTGTTCAGAATCTTGTATGTAGCCCGGGCACTGGCATAATGGCTTGTCCCGTACATCTCCGTTTCTTCTTCCAACCACCGGATATGGTTCATCTGGAAGAGAGCGAAATTTGTTCGCGCAACAGACGGCGGCCCAACTTCCAACAAGGTTTGAATCTGCGTTTTGGGGTCGATCTGAGAAAAAGAACGCTCTAGATCAGGAAACTCACCGAATTCATCGCTGTTACGCTTAATCGTAAGTGCAGGAGCTCGGCGGATATCAAGAACCAAGCCGGCTTGAAGGTCAACGATGGGGTTGAGGAAAAGATCACCGTCTCTCGGTAGCACTCGAGCGTATTCTTTCGCCTTTGCTGGCAGCTTGGTTCGCTTCAAGAAATCGTCTATGACAGCCTGCGCGACATTCGCACCTGGCGTCACTCGCTTTAATGATTTCCCTTGCTTCTTCAGCCGGGCTCTATCTGCATCACTTCCCGACACGATGATTTTAAAACCACCGCGGGTCGCATCAGTTGCAAGGCGGTTGTTCGTGATCCTGAATCGCAGGTCCGCCTTAACCAACTGCTGCACATCGCGTATCGTCGAAATGCGATCGGTAGCCACTTTGAATTGCTCGAATACATACAGGCTGGGAGACTCCGCATAGGACACAATCGGCATCTCATCTTTCATGTGGCCATAATCCGTTTGGTCTGGCCTATCAAGAGTCAGCTGCCGGCGCCCGAAAAAGTCGAGAACTACGTTTGTCATTTTCGAAAACACATTTGGCATATTGTTTTTAACTCACCTCCTCGTCAAATAGTCCGGGAATATCGGCCATGAATGAGTATCCTATCGGCTTGAAATGCCCTTTGTGCCTGTGTTTCCGCATCTCCCAGCCAATCATGCCGCCAAGCAAGATATCATCATGGCAGCCGCTTTGATGTTGCGCCTTACCATTCCGTTTTACAAATGTCCTCATTTCCCCAAGAATCCGGCGTGACTTTGGAAAAACCTCTTTGTTCATGTACGCCTGCCGGTATTCCTCAACCAGGATCGGCCGCGTCTTCGATGTAGTTGGCCACCCTTCGCGCTTTTCCACATTGCCCTTCACGTCATAATCTTTATGAGCGTAGAGATTCGGGTAATCAAAGATTTGCATGAGTGCAAGCAGCACAGCATGCCCATGGTTATTTCTTTCCACGCCAAGCAGAGCCGTATTGTAATAGCGGCCCCATTCATTTATGAGTTCAGCAAAGGAATAAGGTTCTTCCCAACACTGGATTTCTGCAACCTGTTCACCTGTACTTCGTTTCCAGATCACCAACGTGGAAGCATCGTTCTCGTCCTCATCCAGACCTTCCGCCACGTCCGCGCCTGCGTCATACAGCTCACCTTCAATCGGTTCTTCAAAGATTAGGATATCTCCCTCTCTGTCTTCTCTGATTGGCTCCGGTGCATCTCGCATGTCTCCCTGAATCTGCGCCTGGTCGAACACTGATCGACCGGATACGAGGAAAGCTTCTTCGGGAAAGGAAGGGTACTCTTGCTGGAATGACTTTGCATCTCCATCGCATTTATTCTTGATTGTAGAGCGACGCCACTTTAGCTGCTCCAGATCAAGATTAAACCGTTTCTGCAACTCCCTCTCTTCCTCAAGCATTGAATCCTCGAAATCTTGCCTTTCCTGTTCAGAGATAAAGCTATCTCGATATGTCGGGAATTCATGCCACGCAACGAAGATCGGAACATAGTCGTTCTGGCCGGTGACTGCTTTTTCCCACATCTGCTGAAAATACTCTCCCAAACCATTAGCCGTCGATTCAATAACGCAAACGGTACCCGGAGAATCAGACAATGATTGCAACAGTGAAAGCATATGTTTGCTTTTCCGATTCTCAGGCCAGAAGGCGAGCTCTGAGACATGCAGGTAATGAATTGTACCTGACCGCGCAAGTACCTTCGCTTCTGCAGTATCCACTGTGATCTTTGACTTTAGCCCGGGGTTATCTTGCCGAACAGAGTCCAATGAAGTTGGGTTCTCAAATGTGAACGCTTTGGCATTGTCTTTCTTCTTCATCGGCTTGTACAGCAGCGGTACGTTGTCGTAGTACGTTTTGAACATGTCGAACAAGTTACCTGATGCCTTGGCGTCCTGCGCTACGATAAAGGCATTCTTAGCTTCCTGAAGTGATGAAAGGTAATAAATGATCGCCTCTGTCACCGTAGAGAATCCGAGCTGCCGCGCCTTGAGGATAATGAACCGAGCCGGCTTCCCTGCGGCAATAGTCTCAAGCAATTGCTTGGCGAAATCCTTCTGCGCGTCATTCAGGACAAAGGGGAGAATCTTCCCTTCTTTGGTCTTAATCTTTAGACACTTGGCTGTAAATCGCTCGAAGTCGCCCAATAAAGCATAGGCTTTCTGTCCTTTTTCTTTGTTCTTTGCCCCAAGTGCATCGATCTTTGCTCTAATTTCCTTCGCATATTCAATCATCTAAGAACTCAGTCCCTTGCGGCGAAGTGTCCTGTCCGATTTCTTTCATCTTCTTTCCAACGTTGGCCTTCTCAAGGTCGATCTTTGTACGGGCAGCCGGACCTAACCCAAGCGCCGCCATCGTTTGCTTTGCGGACCTCATGAAGTTGTTGTAAGTGGCAACTAACGGCTGTGCATCGAGTTTCTTGGAGCGCCTATCATGGATAACCATCCCCTCTTCAGTGAAATACATTTCACAGAGAGCTAGGATGCCCATTTCCTTCGCAAGCAGTTGGGCGATAGGACGATCCTGCTCAGCTACAAAGTCCAGATCCATTACCGCGTTCTCTATTCCTTTCTGGAACTCTGCAAGGTAATAGCAATCATTGCCCTTCTGGAACTTAGGACACTGCTGCCGCTTAGCGCATTTATTACACGGATGCAGTCCGGACCGGATGAATGGGAATACTCCGTGCTGGAGGTTTGGTTGGTGTGATTGTTGGACCTGTTTTTCTTCTGACATGTGACATTTCTCCTTTCTTTGCAAATAAAAAGCACCCTCATGGAGAGAGTGCCTCGTTCATATCTGTATTTGGCTCGCCGATCATACTTTTTACGATTTTTTCGATATTTCTACTCATTTTTACTTTATCATTGGCGGTGGTCGAGATCTTCGCTTTCATATCTCGTTCCTTCAACGATCTATATAGAGTCGCACGGTTGACGCCTGTAAGTTCAGCGATCTCAGCGACGGTATGTTCTTGGCCATCGTAAAGCTTTAAAGCTTGTGTCAATTTGCGCGGATCAGTCTTTGGCCGTCCGCCATTGCGTCCTCTCGCCCGAGAAGCAGCAAGGCCTGCCTTGGTCCGCTCAACGATTACGTTTCTTTCAAACTCAGCAAACACGGCTAGAACACCAAATAAGGCTTTGCCTGCTGCAGTTGTAGTATCGAGCTTATCGCTGATGCTGACAAACTCCACACCCATCTTCTGTATTTGATCGAGCGTAGTAATGAGCTTAATCGTAGAACGAGCAAGTCGATCCAGCTTATACACCATGAACACATCCCCAGGACGCAATGCATCAATTGCTTTCTGCAGCTCGATCCGATCGTCTTTAGCCCCGCTCGCTTTCTCCGTGTAAATCCGTTCGCATCCCGCTTTCTTCAATTCGTCGATCTGGGAGTCAAGTGATTGGTCAACAGTCGATACGCGCGCATAGCCGATTTTCATAATAATCCGCCTCCAGAGTTCTTGATACTTCGATTGTATCAAAAACACGTACCTAATGATACATTAATTTAGAGACGGACAAAGAGACGATATTATGAACGTTTCGGCCACTTAAACGCACAGGACCAAAAAAGCACTAATACGGGTGTTTTTGAGACACTGTTTTGCAACAGAATCGATGCGGTTTTACTCAGATGTTTACAAAACATAATTAGAAGCATCATTCTGTTCACAAGAGTAAATTTTCACAACAAGCAATTTTTACAGAATTGAACGAGGCGGGCGCAAGATTATTTTCCAGTCATTGTTAAATTCCTTTGCGAAAATTACCTCAATCAAACCAGTTGAAAAAGTCCGACAAATCGATGAATAAGCAGCCCCATGTAATGCCGAAAAGAAGAACGACAGCAACCAGAATAATGATGAACCAAATCACGGTTTCATCACGTCCCTGCCTTTAGAGTTTATCAATTCTCCGCTAATCATCATTTGCACCTCTCATGAAATCCAGATCAAATGTTCGTAAGAACAAGCATTCGTAAGATCGAGTATCAGACATATTCCCAAAACGGCTGAATTTGCCCGAAAACGAGTGAATTTAAAGACGACTCTTTTTTCCCTACATATTAGATTAATAAGGCCCTTTGTTATACGTACTAAGTTACGTTAGAGCGTATCTTTTAAAACCCCGTTCCCTTAAGGTTTGCGTCTGGTCCATCACTATGGGTCGTGTACAGCAGCTGGTATGCCTCCGGTAAACGTATGGTTTTGATTATTGAGCGACATCATGATTCATTGCCTCCTTAACGATGCTAATGATTAACCCTGCTACGTTCTTGAATGTGGGGTTATGCAGGGATGGTGGTTAGAAACCTGACGGTTTCTTTATTATTATTAGGGCTTGTATTGCAAAAACAGTTGCTTCATACTATTAATTGTAAATATTTAGGGGGGATTCAATTTGCCAAATAATCTAGGTCTTTCTGAGCAACTGTTGTATTCGACTGCACGCATTGAGTGTACATTAGCTAATGGAACAAGTACCGGTACTGGGTTCTTCTTCTCTTTCGACGTTGATGATGGTCCACTTAAAATTCCTGTTGTTGTTACCAACAAGCATGTGATTGAGAATTCTGTAACTGGCCGCATTCTCTTTAATGTTGCTGACTCAGAGGGTAACCCGGTTGATACTGAGCATTATCCAATCGCGTTAGATAACTTTGAAAGCCGTTGGTTTCTTCACCCAGAACCAGAAGTTGACCTGTGTGTAATGCCGATTGGTCCTTATGTCAATTATGCTAGCCATCATGGAGAAAAATTGTTTTATAGGACATTAGGAAAACAATACATTCCTAGTTTTGAACAATTAAACGAGCTAGGGGTAATGGAAGAGATAACAATGGTTGGATACCCTAGTGGTTTATGGGATGCAGTCAATAATAAACCCATCGTACGAAGAGGAATAACCGCAACACATCCAAAACTTAATTATAATGGCGTTGAAGAATTTTTAATTGATGCAGCTTGTTACCCAGGTTCGAGCGGTTCTCCTGTAATGATCGTTAACGAAGGAAGCTTCACGAACAGAGCAGGCTTTCAAATGGGAGTAAATAGAATTTTTCTACTAGGCATCTTATATGCAGGTCCACAGTTCACTGCAACCGGTCAAATTCGAATGCAAAACATCCCGAATAGACCCGTATCAGTATCACATATCCCTATGAATCTAGGAAATGTGATCAAGGCACATAAATTACTTGACTTCGAAGAAATGTTAATTCAATTGTACAAATCATCCCCGCAACAGAATTAACCACAACCAGAACATATTTTCTCATTTCATCTCCGCACATTTTCTTTTTGTGGTAAAATATAGGATGGGAATGGAGGTGATATTAACGTTGAAATTGAAAGAGAACCAAAGACTGTGTGGCAATAGATTCCTGTTGGAATTGCACTCGAACTCGTTAAGTATTAAAGATCTGACCGATGTTTTTTCTGGTCCACACGATATTGAAATCATTACTAATCAAGAAACAGGCAAGTCGATACTTGATCTTTATGAATCCTACTTGAATGACTCTTTTGAAAATGGTTATGAATTAATTTTAGGGGAAAAATTATTAGTTCATAAAGACGATAGAAATGATGTATGCCAGCTTCACCTTGCAATACCAAATGAATTCCACTAGCCCCCGCTAGTGGTTTTTTATTTCCGCTCGATCGGTACTTCACCAAGCAGCAATATTGCCTGCTCTCTTCTCTCATCACTGACAAATCCCGAATAACTCTTGCAGTGAATCAAGTGCGGCAGCAGCTGGCCCATATCGTCATCGTCATCAAGGATTACGAAACGCTCGACCGGCTGCTCGAGCTCATCCATAAACAATTGAATCTCTTTGCCGCGGATCTCCCAATCCAATACAGGAGTTGCACCGATAACATATTTGTCGAGGTCATACCAGGAGAAAAGTTTCTTAATTTCCTCGATCGATAATCCTTTTCGCCATACTGAGGAAAGAATAATCTTAGCACCGGTGCGCTTGATCACTTCCCGCAGATTTCGGACGGCTACTGGGCAAAATTCCTGCATCATGTGTAATCGACTGCGCACCATGTAATCTCGATGATTCATTACTCCGTCAATATCTAGAAAGATTAGCTTCATGAGTATCCCCCTCTAGTTCATCATGTAACGTCCACATTGGCACTTAACAGGCATTTACGAATGCCCTAGGTACATTTATGTGGTTTCGTGTTTAACCGCACTTAAAAAGTAAAACGATAAGGTCGTACCATCGGCTTATTCAGGCGGCCTCCTACGTTACATCAACCTCAGCGCTAAGGATCATTTCACTTTCTAAATGCAGTTTCGGGTAATAAAAAAAGCACCCAAGAGGTGCTTAAGACTTACTCGACGATTTTTATGTCTGCTCTTTCTAAATAATCATCAAATCCATGTCCACGATGAATCCTGTTGATGATTTTACCTAATCTGTATTGTTCGTTAGTTATTGTCATCTCAGGTCTCTTTGGATACGGAATATCCATTCTATAGCCATCAACTGCTACTGTATAGAATGTTTCGATTGTGTTTCCATTGTATTTCAACAAATACTTCTTACGATAAGCCTTGGGATCTGAATATCGTTCTACCCAAGACTCATGAAATTCATTGTCGAAATTATCATCACGAACTGTTAAAATCGTAATCTGAATATCGCTAGTTAAAACAAATAGCCCCAGCTCATCATCATAAATCCAATCGATTGGATCGGATTCTATGATCCTGGATTTAAATACTTCGTACCTCATTCTTTCTCACCTCCCACCTACATTTTCCAACATATGCAGCCGGCTTGTCTAATCAAGTTTTGATAAAGACAATTTACTCTGCATCATTTCTGGAAGATGAACAATGCCATATTTGGCAAAGAAATAAAGGCCGATAAACGCAACAATACCAACGATCATGCTATGTACCTTGCCGCGGATATTAAAAGCAAACCTCAAGATAATCGCGGTTACTAACGATGGCCCGACAATATACATAAGTAAAAGTTGTACTACTGAATAAGCCATCGCATTAATATTGTTTGTAAATACTGTAGTTAAACCTTCCAAAACATCGCCTCCATATTCCATATATCGGAAATATGAAAAAAATCTTTAATAGAAAACCAAGAGAAGGCGAGATCCCCGCGAAAATAAAAAGAGCAGGGCTTATGCACGGCCATCGGTGCTTACTTCTCTCACCAATGCAGCGGCGCTGCCTGCTTACGAATTGTTTTATTCGGGTGCTGCCTTCTTCTTGATTTCCTATGATATAAATTTAACACGTTTAAAACCAAATGGCGTCGTTTTGAGAGCGGCAAAACTACTTTCTTTTTACTGATAATCTTCGGCGCCAAAATTCTCTCTCAATGCCCTTTTCCTTTTCTGCTCCATGTGCAACTTCAGTAAACCTCGCCGTTCAAGTACCTCATTACGCTTGATCATGAATTTCATCCTCTGTCGTTGTGGAGTGATCGGGCCGCCGAAAGGTGTATTCCTGGTCATCACTTATTCCGAATAGACTGGACCAGAGCAATGATGCTTAAGACAAGAGCTGCCGCGATTACGATCCATGTAATTGTGTTCATAGTAATTACCTCCCGATCTTGATTTGTAAAGCATTTATGTTAAGATTGGGTGGAGAGGTCTTTCGACCCCTCCGAGGAACCTCTAACGTCTGCGCCCTACGCGTCGTTTTCTGGTTCCTTTTTTCTTTTCTTCTTCCTCCTTACGACTTTTACGGTTCAATATGATCGCTGTCCAAAGTTGAACCAAAGCCGTTAGAAGCAGTACCCAATCTTTCATCTTCTCACCCTTTCAGGAAGCCCTAATGTTTCACTTCCTGTATTAAATATATCACTTTCTGTACAAGAAGTCAAATATTATATTTGATTTTCTGTACTTTTTTTATTACTATGGATAGATATAATACAGAAAGGGGTGTTTTTATGCCATTTTCGTATAAACCCTTATTTAAACTGCTTGTTGATAAAGAGATGAAAAAAACTGATCTGCGACAATTGGGATTCGGTCCTTCAACAATTGCTAAATTTGATAAAGGTGAAAATGTGTCTTTGGATGTCATTGATAAACTTTGTACTTTTTTTGGAGTACAACCAAATGAGATCATCGAGCACAAACCTGAAAATCAGGGCTAATAAGAAAGAGGAGCCGCCATAATCCCACATGGTAGTTCCTCTTCTTTTTATTAAAATTTCAATCCAATTGTACTTTCTAATGAATCCGCGGCTTCTTCTTGCATGTTTGGCAGCAAGTGAGAATACGTGTCTAAGGTCAGAGTAATTGTAGAGTGCCCTAGACGTTCTGAGACGACTTTAGGATGCACACCTTGCCTTAACATGATAGAAGCATGTGTATGTCTTAAATCATGGAATGTGATTGTTGGAGCTGATTCTGGTTTATAATTCTGCTGCATCGTTTTCCAAGCATGAATAACTTTAGTTGCCGTGGCCGGTGTCCCTTTGGAACTACATACAACCAAATCATTATCCTCATACTTGATTTTTGGATTTTGCTTCTCAAGCTCGTTCTTTTGTCTTTGCTCTTCGAGAATAGAGATGATTTGTTGAGAGATCGCGATTGTGCGCCGGCTCTTCTCAGTCTTCAATCCGGTAAATATGGTCATGTTCTTCACCAAATTACGCCGCACTTGAATAATTCCTTTTTCCATGTCTATATCTGACCACCGAAGCGCAAGGATCTCCCCCTGCCGCATTCCCGTCATAACAGCCAAATAAGCGGCGATCCAGTAACGGCTCTCGTTCTTTGTTGCTTGGAAAAACTCTCTAACCGTATCGATGTCCCAAACTGCTCGTTCTTTCCTTTTGACAGTTGGCTTCTCTATTTTATTGGCAGCGTTCTTCGAGATAAGGTCTTTCCTCTCCGCGGCATTTAGTGAGGCATTCACGGTAGCGAAGATCCGCTTTACCATTTCATCGCCTAATTCTTTTTCGCGAATTGATGCAATGAGTTGCTCCATGTGTGTTGCATTGATCTTCGACAAAGGAATGTCTCCGAGAACAGGATTAATGTGCGTTCTAAAGTATGACTCATACATTTTCCTGGTTGAGTGTGCAATATTGGCCCGACCAGATAACCACTGCTCAAAATAAGAACCAAAACTCATCTTGTTTGGTTCTATGTACTCCCCTTTACTGAGCTCCGTTATAATTGCGGCCCGCGCTTTTTTCGCTTCTGTAATAGTCTTGAACCCCCTGCGCGTGACACGCTTGCCGTTAACCATAACCTGAAACCAATAGGGATTACTTTTCGCATTCTCATTAAACTTAATTGTCTTGTCCGAAGATGCTGCCATGATTGATCCTCCATTGATATTTATCTGATGCAACCAATTATAAACCAATTGCATCAAATTTGCATCAACTAATAACAAAGCATTGATATATCTGGGTTTTCTTCAATGGTTTCCACACATCCATGGGCAGCGACCACAAAAACAAATTTCTACTTACAAACCGCGAACGCGAAGTATTCGAACTATTAGTGCAGGACAAAACGACGAAGGATATCGCACAGCAGCTTTTCATCAGTGAGAAAACTGTGAGAAATCATATTTCCAATGTAACGTATTATCAAGTCATAACAAATAAAAAGAGGCTAGCTTATAGCTGCCCCAATACAGTATATACATCCGCTTCGCCTTCTTCAGATATCTCAATACGATCAATAAGCTTGGATAAGGTGATCCTGGTAAACTCTACATCATCATAAGTACCCCGAGCTGTAATCTGACTAAGCGCCGCTTTAATGTCTTTATGAAGTTTATCCTTATCTTTTCGCTGAGCATTCTTGGCCCGGATACTACCAAGCTTCTGTTCAGCATCAGCAATTTCTAATTCATATTGCTGTTTCTCAAATTCATACTGGTTGTCATTCATCTCTTGGAGCATATGCTGCTTCCTGATTCCAAAAAGAAGCATCCGATTATCTGCGATCGTCTTTTCCAGTCGTTTGATATCCTTCTCGAAATCATTAACTGAGTTTCCGTATTCGGATGTATCAGTTATACCACCTGCGAAAGAACCGAAGTTCACCGCTCTGTTCATCCGCTCGACTACCCCATTAATAAGCTCGTCTCTAAACTCTTCATAAGGAACCCAAGATTTATTTACACAACCACTAGCACCTTGCCGGCGTCTTTTGCTGCATACCAGATAAGTATACTTCCTAGCTCCCGGTCTCGGGGATCCGGACATTGCTACGATTGCCGATCCGCAGCACTTACAGAAGATCATCTTAGCGAATGCATTAACAAATTTGCGCTGCCCTCCCCGAGCTCCGCCTCCACGAACCAAGCGTATACGTTGTGCTTCTTGGAAAGCCTCTGCTGGGATTATTGCTTCATGTGTTTGAAAGTCTGTCTTCTCCCATTTACTTTTATCGCGTAAGCTAAGGACTTTTCTTCTGTTCTGCAAATCATTAATGTCATCATAGACTTGTCTGGTTTCTAGCTTCGAGAACGTGACATAACCGGTGTATGTTTCATTCTGTAAAATACGTTGAACTGAGCTTATTCCCCATGTGCCAGTTTTAGGGCTAGGCATGATCTCATTAATTGGGTCATTCAAAAACCCAACAATCAACTTTTCACCCATACCTTTATTGATGTATAGATCGAAAATCAGCCTAACCACTTCAGCATGCTCAGGAACTACTTCCAGTGACTTCCTGCCTTCGGCTGTAACAATTTTCTTATAACCAAACGGTGCAATAGATCCAGTGAAGTTCCCAGACTTTGCAGACTGTCTCTTGCCACGCTTAGACGACGTGCTGATGTTCTCTGATTGCTTTTGGTTAACTGAAGAGATGATGCTGAAGATCATTTCATTGTCTTCTTTACCTGAGTCATACATGTCCTCAATTGAGATAACACGAACACCTAGAGCATTGACCAACATCCGTTTTAGTGAAAGAGCATCGAGAGTGTCACGGCTAAACCTGGACAGAGATGCAAAGTAAATTGTTTTGTACAATCCCTTCTTTGCATCCTCAATTAATTTGCGGACATCTTCCCTCTCAATAATGTTTGTACCGGTATCACGATCAAGGTAAACATGTTCAATCTCTACATTGTCGGATGCCGCGTTTTCGCGGATCAATCCCTCTTGATGCTCAGGGCTATCTTTTTGGCTATCTTTAAGCGTAGAGACGCGGACATAAGCCCGCGCCTTCTCTTTGGTCAGTTTTTGTTGCAAAATATATCACACCTTTGCGTGGTTACGAATTATTTCATTGAGTCCTATTGTAAGCTTTGCGCCGTGTTTTGTTAATACAGAACTAACATTCGTATTTACGGCCGAAGCAATAGCTTCCAAGACATCGCCTTCTACAGGAATGAAATTGATCTTTATCTTTTTCACCTGCTTGCCTTCACGTTTCCCCATAAGCATCACCCATATTATTCTATGTCGTTAAGGCTGTACATCTTTCTCGCTTTCCTTCTTCTCCCGCTGCTTCTTATCAGGCTCTGATTCCTTATAAACCTCGATATCCAGCGCCAGAGCTATCTTGTAGAAGGCTTTGTTTCGGATCTTCCTATAAAACGTCGCTCCGATCGGCGGATTAAAAACATGGTTGTATACGTTATAATCTGTGATGTATTCAGCATCATCCGAGAGGTAACGACTTTCCATTAACAGCCGTTCCATCCGCGGCAGCCTCTTAACTGCGGCTTCCAACCTCTCGCAATGCTTTTTCCTTCTGGCTGGCTCATCAACATTGAAAATTGCTATGTTAGCGGTCTGATCACTGGTGACGTTTGTCGGTGAGCTCCTCGGCATATCAGAGTATGCAGCCGTGATTGTTGCTTCCCTTGACTCAAAATCCATGTGTTTGAACATGCGATATTCAGCTAAATATCTCTCAACAGCCTCTTTTGTTAAATCCCGATCGATCTCCTTTAAGAAATCGTCACCTAAGCTTAATTGAGCCAAACAATCCAACTCCTTTTTACTGGAGCTATTCTCCGTTACATTTTTCTTCATTTCCGGCATTTTGCGTTGCATCAAGGACGGACTACTGCTTGGTTTGTTTAATCACCTATCTGTGATAATATTTTTGTGGGTGATTAAAATGGATAAGAACCAAACTACTGATCGTGAATTAAATAAATTCGTCCATGAACAATTGCAAATCCTCTGTGACTTAGGAATGAGCAAATACATTGATGCTGAAGATAAAAAATCATATGAAGCTGGTCTTGGTCTAGGACAAATGATTGGAACATTTTTGATTTTGTATGAACTGAAGAAGAAGTACGGCATTGATTACGAGTGAACATTTTAAAGGATAGGTCTTCTGCCTTTAACACCATACCAATAAACGGAATATAATATTGCTGTAAGACTCCACCCCTTAGTCATTTAGCCGTTCCTGCCGGCTAGATGACTCTTTTTTATATCTTTAAAATGTAACGTATGTCATAATCAAATTGGGCCTGAGGAAATATTGCTTTGGGCTTTTAACTAATTCAATATTCAAGTAGTGCCATCAATCATTAATTGTTTATCTTCAAGTCTGCGATACAATATTCATTAATTTCCAGCACTCCGGGCAGAATAGCCTTGGGGGTGAGCATTACCGTGAAATGTGTCTACTGCGAAAATATCCAACAAATCAAAGGTACGAAGTATAAGTGTTACACTTGCTCTATAATTAACAATCGTAAGAGATAAGTGCCTTCGGGCACTTTTTTAAGTTCTTCAATATTCAAAACTTGTTCGTCAGACTTGAGCCCTTAAGGTAATTTCCAATATTTAGAATCATACACTGACTATAAAAAGAAACCTCACTTCGAATTAGGTTGGTGTCACTATGAAGTACCGTTTATGCGAACTACCTGAGTTGTTGGAAATCCCCAGAACTACTATCAGAAATTGGTTAACTGTTTACCATGAATTCATACCCACTGTCCAACAAGGGAAATCCACCTTTTATGCTAATGATGCTGTGTCTGTCTTAAGAAGGATTAGTTTTCTTCGAGAGCATTTATACTCACATTCAACTATCAAGGAAATCTTACTGGAAGAAGGATATGAAACTGTAGATGAATCTTCCGTTATTTGAATTTGTGTTTCACACTGCAATTTTTAAGTCCCTCAATATTCAAATTTTCCCTTATGCTCCGGACGCTACTGTTGGGGTAAGATAGGCATTATACTCATAGCACTTTACCACTTTCTGGAATATGTTATTGATGTAGGGCCACATTATCTCATCCCCTTTTGGTTATTGAGCCATCCCCTTGCCGGTGGGGGTGGCTCTTTCCAATGTTCCTTAATATTCATTGAATTACTTGCCTTACTCTGAAGACCTTTCTAATTTCTAATCAATTTCTAATGAATAACTTACCGGGGTTTTATCATATAGGGTCTGTTGCTTGGATATAAATTGAGTAGAAAGGAGATGGTGACAATCCCTAATTCGATTCATCATATGGCATCTAAGCAAGACCTTATTGATATCATGCAGACATGTGCAGACCAACAACAATGGAGAGCTGCATTAAAGTTATTCGAACTGTTACAAAAGATGGAGAAGGATAATAAAAACGCTGTTCTAATAGAGATCAGATCCGCACCACCGTAGCCGTAGCACTTATATTTGTTTATTTAATTATGTGACAACAGCCGCTTCGCCATTAATCTCTTTTTGCTTTAATCCCAGCTTATGCATCACATAGGTTAACTCAAGCTTATTTACGCCAAGTTTTTTAGCTAATTGCGTTCGACTCATTGTCGTATAGTTCTTTCTCAGAAACTGCAGCTTATCTTCACTTAACGAGAACTTAACCATCCCATTTAGTGTTTCATCTGGTTCGGTAAGCAAGGATACTACTGGAGGTTTCGGCTCTCTTTTCTCGACAATCTCATAAGATTGATCTGAGCAAAAGTACACAAAATTTCTCTTAGTTCCCTCACGCGTTATTAAACCAAGCTCGCGCATCTTTTTAATTCGGCTATGAGTTTTAGTTCCTTTGGGATCGTTGAATTCCTTAGTGATTTGCGCAACTGACTTCCCAGCCTTTAAACCTTCGAACACGACGGCTTCAGCAGCTAGTAGTTGTATCATTCAATCGCCTCCTTGGAAGCTCTTAGTCGGGTTTGATTGTCGGTATATCTCAACCCTAATCTTTTCTTCTGGAGCATAGGCATCGGTCCAGCCAACAGGCTTTTTGATTTTCCCTTGTTCATCTCGCTCAACCTTTCCATCCGGACCAACCTTACCCATATTCGCAGCATGCACAATGTCAAAGATAGGCTCAGGCTTAACACCCATTAGCGTGTATGTTCCAATTGCAAAGTAAATCAAGTCCGCCAAAGCATCCACTTGATCTTCAATTGTCTTAGCTCGCATAAACTCGGTGAGTTCTTCAAGCATGTATGATGCTCGGTCAAGGACTGGGAACGTTGCAGGGAAAGGACTATTCTCTGCATTAGTCCATGTTTTCGAAAACTTCTTCATGGATTTACACAGATCATCCATACGATTACCAAATAAAATGCTTGTTTCAACTTCTCGCCCCAACATCGTCGGTGTAGCCGGCATTTCAATTCCACATGCTGTGTGGAACTGCTTAACTTGTTCATATTGCTTATCCATCGTTCACTCTCCTATTCTGTTCTCTGGCTCCATAGCAGCCGAGCTACCATGCCGATCTTGTCAATATCGTGTACTGCTTGCCAGCCGCGTCCATCGATCCAGTAATCAACCTCGGCCCATTTCTTGCCTTTGTGGTTCCACCTGAAGTTTGTTGCTCGATATGTCTTCCCGTGAATCACGATTTGAGGGAGTAGATATATTTCGACTCGCTCTTTTTTCATGGGCTAGGACTCCACTGATACGAATTCAACAGCACTTAAACGTTCTGCAATTCTAATCATTTGTGAATGATGACCAAGACTTTCGTAAAATCCTCTGCAGCAAGTTTCCTTACCTGCAATAGTCGCTTTATGACACACAAAGTAAGTTTGTTCTTTACATATTTCTTTGAGTAAGTTGTCCCTGCGCTTATCTGAAACTATTTTGTTTGGGCTGAACAAGCATTGGTTGCAGCATTTATCCGATACCTGAAACATGTTTGCGTCCTCCCTTGCCTTAATCGGTAGCCCCCGACTAGCAGGGGCATTGAAAGATTACTCTTCGTCCAAGAACGTTAACGGGGCATCTTGATCCTCTTCCTCATCGGGATCCGGAGTAAAAGGAAGGTCGTCCTCAGACACCTCACTGTCCTCTTCTGGTAGATCTGGTTCCTCGTGGGCCTCATCTGATTCTAATTGCTCATTAACTTCTTCTGTTTGTTCCTCAACATCGGATGATCCTTTCGTTTCCACATCGTCAATCGCCAGTTGATTTTCATCTTCCTTAACTGACTCAACAGCGCCGGAATTCGTAACAACCTGCAGTCCGCGTCGTGGTTCCAAGTAATCCCGGACTTCCATTTGGGAAATTCCAAGGGCCAGGTAAAACTCATCGCGCTGCTTCAGTTCGTTCAAATCATCGAGGCTCACGCTTGACGGTAGGCTCAAGACGATTTCTACACCTTTACCACTTGTAATTTTCTTAATAGAAGCTGTTGTTTTGATTGTCATATTGAATCACTCATCCTTTGGTTTATTTTTTATTTAAAACTGCTTCAACGACTTCAAGTTGATAAGGCATACGATCTATTTCTGGAAGCAAATTACGTGAACGATGAACATTCACAGCGATGCGAGCAATGATGTAAGCGTCAATGACGTTATCACTCTTGTGTGTGTATCCGAAGTGTTCCAGTACAGCTTGCTTCACGGCAGCTTTCTTCTCGGCATCCTTGAGCCTGCGATTCTTTCCGCCCTCTTTAACCCAACCGGTGACACCGACATATTTTTTTGTTTGCATCGGGTTAACGTCGTCAAAATCCAAGCGAGCCCTATGAATCATCGACCGGAGGCCTCCGTGAATCATCCCTGTTGTAATAGCCATTTGAGTGCTTACCGATGCTGATTCTATGACCACTTCGTCCTCTTTCTGAAGACGTTTGAAGAGCATATCTTCAAGGGAAACCAGCTGCGGGATACTCATTGCACCTGTTCCCTTACCTCTTAATTCTTCTTCTACGAGGACGTTCATGCACTCATCTAAAACGACAAATCCAGTTCGCGTAGCAGGATCAATTCCTACAAACCTCAACTCTTCTCATCCTTTCACTGCCGCTTTACTAACTTCGAATATGCTTCCCTTGCCTCTCGAACCAAAGGTTCTATCTGCAAATAATGCTGCCGGTGTTGATAGCTGAATTTATTAGCGTAGTAGTTCATCGTTTCATGCCGGATTGTTAAATGATGCCCCGGGCACAAAGGGACAAAAGCCCACATTGCTCTTGCGACTGCTTTACAGTCCGGATACTTACATAGTGTTGGTGTTCTGAACATCGCTGTCATGCTCGCTTCCTCCTTATCTTGGCTTGTTGAACTATGCTGTGAGCACTCTCACGCTTCCGTCGTTTTATCTCTTCAAGGGCAGCCAGCTTATGTTCCAAGCTGCATCCTTGGTCATTGAATGCAATTTCTGCGAGTTGATAATTCTTTGCTTCCCGCCACTTCATTGCGTCGTCACCGCCTTGCGTTCGGCAATCTCATCATCCGTAAGTCCCGAGTATGCGTAGTGGCAAGCCTCGATCGCTTCATATGGAGGAATCGCCAGCTTATCCATGGCACTCTTCACCGGACATCCACCGTTCTTCTCTGGTGATCCATCACACTCTTTGCAAGCAAATTGCAGAGTGGCAAGAGCCATGTTGAGAACGATATCCGTTTCTTCTTTGACCGTTTCATTTCGCATCTCTGCATCTAGCGCTGCATTCTTCCTGACAATTTCCCGAGCCTCACGTTTATGCATTAAGCCAAACTTATAAACTTGGCTCTCACGGTACAACGTTGCAGTTGTTTTCTGGTCCTTTTCTTTAACCCACTCATTAACAGCGTATGAGATCCACTCTTTTGCTTGTTCAATCGCATAGTTGGACATCTGGGGCATTGTTGGAATCTTGGACATTGCGGCCGGCAGTTCATTCGCTAAGGCGAGAAGAACGATGAAGGCGTCTCGCTCAGCGCTGTTCATGTAAGGCTTCACCTTATGCTGAGCCAATTCAAACGTCTCTGTCTCCTCTACTAGCACCGTGTAATGGGCTCCGCAGAGTGAGTTTCCTGTTTTAGGATCAGAGAAGCTGCAGGCGAACTCCAGAGTTTTACGACGTTGTATAACCGGAATTTTGAGTATATTAGGATAAGAGCATTTCGGGCATTTGGAGCGATAATGGGTATGTTTTGCTGTAGGAGTTTGTTGTTCCACTCGTGTTTGCCTCCTTTATTCCTTTGAAAATGTGGGAGATCACATCCACCGTCCATCCATTTCCGAGCATCTTGTAACGCTGTGTGTTGCTCACACAATCCGTGTAACCATCGGGAACAGTTTGGAGTCGTTCGCATTCCAAAGGTGTTATGTATCGATAGGCGAAATCCTCAGCCAACACACGCTCATAGTGTTCAAATGGAACAACAACGTTATCTTTTTGAACTGTTGTTAGACAATTAGACTTGCCGTCATTCCGGAACTCGATATACTGAACTGTTTTCCCTTGACCATCTTTCCAATTCCCATCATCAATGTAACGGCCTCGCATAGCTGCAATGGCTTGTCTTTGAACACCATTTTCTATTCCGTTATCTAAAATTCCGAAAAATCTCTGAGAGGAGTAGTTTTTATGATGTGACGCCTCAAGCATTTGCATTTTTTCGTGATCCTCATGAACCTTCAATACCTTTTGTTTTCTATATCCATGACGTTCCATCCATTGCAAAGCCTTTTCGGTGTAATAGTACCGTTCAGCTTCAACCCCTCGCTCTCTTACATCTCCCCATGTGATACCTCTGTCCTCTGGTTGAACTAATCCAGGTATGTTCGTCCAATACAAACGAACTCGATTTTGAGCGGAAACAAGAGAGGAGTTAATAACTACCGGTTCTACCCCGAGATATTTAGTGATGACTGCTTCGGATTCTTTTTTCATCTTCACGTTTTCGAGTAAGAAGTATTTCGGTTTCACTGTCTCCAATAGCCGAACATATTCGAAAAACAATCGGCTACGAGGATCATCAAAGTTTAATAACTTACCTGCGAAGCTGAACCCTTGGCATGGGCTGCCACCTATCATTAAGTCAATCTTAGGAAGGTCGGAACATCTCACATTTCTTATGTCACCGATTTGGATAGTATCAGGATAGTTTGTTGTTGCCACTTTGATGGCGTGCGGGTCTATCTCACTCGCGAAATACTTTGATACCTTTATCCCAGCACGTTCTAAAGCTATACGACCACAACTCATTCCATCGAAAAGGCTAAGCACATTCATTCCATTTATCAGAGAGTTGGTGAGTGTATTCAAGAAACCACCCCTCTTTGTCGCAACACAATAAGATGCATCTCATTCTGCTGCCGAATAAACTCCTCAGCATATAAACCTACATCTTCACCAACAAGAGTCTCCTTGCCAGCTGCCCGGACCATACTGACCAATCCTTGCCCAGATTCGAAGAATGCTTTCAGCGCTGCCTCTTTATCAACTGGCGGCTTGCATAGTTCATCGATCAGAGTGTCCAATGCTTCAAGCGTTTTGCGCCGCGCCTTCTCTTCGTCGTGACCTGTTTCTACGTTGCTGAATGTAATGGTGATGGATTTCATAAAGCCTCCTTTACAGCCAGTCTGGAGTATCATCTTCCACCCTATCTGGCTGTTCATGTAATCCTGAGTTACTTTTAACTTCTGATTTGATATTTTCCGTTACGTCATGGACAGACGTATCCCTTTGCTCTGTTTTTACATCTGCCACAACCCACCCAAGTTGCTCATAGATAGTTCGGACTCCCGGGTATTGCTTGCAGTACTGAGCCCGATCGTAAGCCTTCATGATGCGAACCATCTCATCATAAGCAGCAACTAAACGGGTTCTCTCTGCACTATCTGGCATGTCTTCAATAACGATTGAGGCTTTAATGATCCTGCTTTGCATGAGTTGCCGTTCTTCATCATTCGTCACCTGATTAACCCTGCTCAATAACATCACCCGCCTTTTCCTGGTGCGAGCGGTCTAGGTTGGCGAACTTTCCATATTGCTTTAGGAATGCAAGCTCTACAGTTCCCAACGGGCCATTACGATGCTTTGCAATGATCATTTCAACAATGTTTTTCTTCGTGCTTTCCTTGTCGTAGTAATCATCCCGATAAAGAAAAGCTACAATGTCAGCATCTTGTTCAATGGAACCCGATTCTCTTAAGTCCGACATCATTGGACGCTTATCTTGCCTTTGCTCGACACCTCGGCTGAGCTGGGATAGGGCAATGACTGGGACATTCAAATCCCTTGCAATCTGCTTCAGTTCTCTAGATATTTCCGATACTTCCTCTTGCCGGTTCCCTCTGCCTCCACCTTTGCTGCCATTACCTGAGATAAGCTGCAGATAGTCGATGACGATCAAACCGAGACTTCCATGTTGCTTCACTAGTTCCCGACATTTCGCCCGGATGTCATGCACCGTAACAGTTGGTGTATCCTCGATAAAAATTCTCGCTTGTGCAAGTGAACTCATTGCCCCGCTCATCTTCTCCCAATCATCGCCTTCAAAAAATCCGGTTTTCATCTTCTCAGCATCGATATGTCCCTCAGTACTCATCATGCGCGTTACTAGCTGCTCTGCTCCCATTTCGAGGGAGAAGATTGCTACTACCTCATCGGCTGCTACACCTATCTTCTGAGCGATATTAAGGGCGAATGCTGTCTTTCCCACTGATGGCCGGGCAGCTAGAATGATAAGGTCAGATCGCTGGAGACCCTTTGTCATCTTATCGAGGTCATTAAAACCAGTGGGGATGCCAGTTATCCCTTTTGACTCATGCCGGTTCTTATAACGTTCTTCTGACTGGTCCCATACATTGAGCAGAACCTTTCTAATTGGTTTGAACGTGGTGGCCGGCTTATCTTGTTCCCTGATCTTTGCAGCATACTTCTCAGCTTGGGAGGCGAACTCAGTTACGTCCTGATCCTGTACAGACTTATCAAGCAGGTCAGCTGCATATTCAATGGCTTGACGTTTACGGTGCATTTCCTTAATTCGTCTGATGTAGTGATCGACGTTGGATAACTTTCCGACAGCAGAGGCCAGGTTAGATAAGAATGTTACCCCGCCAACTGTTTGCAGCTTATTGGAGTCTTGTAGGCGTGATGTGAGTGTAATTAGGTCTAGCGGATCCTTAGCATCTACAACCTCTCCCATGGCTTTATAAACGGTTTTGAGAGCCGGATTAATGAACTCTTCACCATTCAATCTCTCACTGACCGACTCGAAAAGCGATGAGTTTACAAGGATCGCGCCGACAACCCCGTTTTCACTCGCCTCGTCATATGGCATATCGATACCGAGCGTGTCTATGATGTTTTTCATGTTCCTTCACCTGCTATTCGCGCTCTGACATCTTTCCAGAAGTTATCCGGGGGCGGTTCATCCTTGGCAGACCATGAATCCAGCTGCAAGAAATGCATTTCCGTCTGAAGCCTCAATTGCTTATTTGTGTCGATCTTTCTTTTCTTCACGATGTCGGCAATATCAGGGAAGAATTTCTCGTTATCGATGTGGCGATTCAAATTTTCAAGTGCGACGATCGGATCAGTATAAGCTAAGCGTTCAATCCAAATTTGCAAAGTTGCCGGACTGGCTTTAAAATCTGGCGCCTTATTCGGGTAGGCCGCGACCGCCTTCGCCAATAAGAGTCTGACTTCTTGTTCTGTCAATTGTTCCACCGCCCATATTACCAAGTAAGAAGTCGACGTTATCTGCAACTTTTGATTTCTTCTCCGCCACTAAGCCCTCGGGATCGACCACTGAATAATCTTCATACCTTTTCTGATTGAGGTAAGTCGAAGGGTGAGGTATGAAATTCGTTTTTGTTTCAAGGAGTTTACATGTCTCAGCAAAGTTGATTGTATTAGAGATAATACGTGCTGCATCGAATCCTTTTTCTTTGCTCAGTTTATCCCATGATTTTCTTGCTGCAGCTTTTGATATTCTTCTTGGGTAATTACTATAAAAGTAATTGAATATATACTCGTTACTCTTATCTTTAAATAATTTATTTAAAGATCTTTTTCTTTTAATGGGGTCACAATCGTATACCTCAAAGTAACCATTTTCCTTACTTTGAGGGTCATGATCGTATACCTCTGGAGGGTTACAATCGTATACCTCAAGATTTGTGTTTGGAGGGTCACAATCATGTACCTCCAACTCATCGAACAAATCAACTTGACCTGTCTTTTTCACGGACTCACTTCCTTTCGGAACCATCCAATCTTCGTAATTTTTATTGAACCCTAACATGCGACCCTCTGTGTTCGTTTCTTCTTTTGTGACAATGAGAACCTTGGATTTGATAAGTGCAGCGACCTCTTTTTTTACGGTGCTCTTTGCCAGCTTGGTTGTCATTTGAATGAAGCTGATTGCAAATTCGTGATCCTTCTTGCCATATCCGTATGTCTGCCGCCATATCTTCATAATGATCCGAAGCTGAGCCCCGTTGAGATTGTACTGGCATATCTGATCTAGAATCTCATTAGCAACCGGTGTGAATCCTTTTTCCTTTTGCGGGCTTGCCATTCACCTCACCCACTTACTGAGTCGCATGATCCTCACGAATGATTTCTGAAACACGCTCAGTTATACATTTTGTTAGATGCTCATCGGATTCCTGAACGTCTGGAAAATCAAGTTGCTTCCATTCTTTATGAATTGCTCGAATAGCCGCCTCAATTTTACTCTCCAATGTCTCTATCGTGTAATCATTCACTAGAGCTTTCAGGAATAGGTCGCCGCCGCCGTTATCGTGAATAAATTCTTTAATTGTTAAAGATTGTTGATTGAAACCATCTCGCTCAACTCCAAATAAATACTTCACAAAATCAATATTTCGATAACCGCAAGAGCGGAAATATTCAATCGCATCCGCTACATCTAACGGAATTACAACCGGCTTCTGTCTCTCAAGTTCGCGCTCGATTTGCTTAAGCAGAAGAACCCTTTCTTCTTCAAGAACTTCGATGTTTCCGACCATTTCACTCAAAGTTGTTCCCAAGATAACAATGTCACAGTGCTCGGATTTAATCGTTTTTCCAGCATGAACACCTTTTCCACGAACATAGTAATGGCTTGTTCCTGCAGGTTCTACGAAGAATTGTTCATTCAACATTCCTTTATACCAGTTATCGTTTTCCCATCTCTGAATTATTGCCTTCATTCACTGCACACCTCCAAATGATAATGATGTCCTTCTTTTAATCCTTTTTCCCTAAGAACTCGCATGACTTCTGCCCGGGCATGCATCGGTGTATTGTTGCTGTTGGATAAGTGGGTAAGGTATATCTTCTCGCCTTTGCCTTTAACCAGTTTGCTAAGAGCTGCTGCTGTCTGCTGATTACTTAAGTGGCCGATATCGGAAAGGATTCGGGTTTGGGTGCTGATCGGGTAGTTAGATGCTAGGACTAAATCTGGATGATGATTTGCTTCGATAATATAGATGTCTGAGTCGGCCATTGCTTCTAGCATGTCATTATCTACTTTACCGGTGTCCAAGCAAACACTAACCTTCTCACCACATGATCCCTTGATTGCGTACCCTAGAGGGTTATAGGCGTCATGATGAGTATTGAATGCAACCACTTGGAACCATCCATCATCACATGAGCCACCTAATAGAACACTTGAGTAATCGTCGATATCATTTTTTAATTCTTCATCAACAGTCGAGATGTCTTTCCATTCCTCTTCACCTGCGAACACCGGAATGCGGTACTTATTAGAAAGCGGCAAGCCTTTAATATGGTCACCATGAGCGTGGGTGATGAATATTCCTGTTAGTTCCCCAGGTATAATTCCATTATCAATCAGGCGCTGCTCGATCTTCGTCTTGGCAATGCCGGCATCGATTAAGATGCTCGTGCTACCGCTCTGAAGATGAATGCAGTTACCATTGGATCCGGAGGCGATGATGTTAACTTTCATTGCTATTCCTCCAAGTTGAGTGGCTCTTCGTTATCTGCAATCTTCTGATCAAGCATCAAGACTGCGCCTTGCAACTCAGCAAGAGTCGGTACCTTCGGATCCTTGAAAGTGATTTTGTTATCTTTCAGGTACTGATTTCTTGCTGCTTTATCTGTAATCCCTAACTGATTGAACCGGTCGTTAATAGCATTCATTGCTTGTTTCACTGGATCGACTTTGGGTTCTTCAATTACTGTAGCTGGCGGAGTGTTGGTGTGAGTCGCTTCACTTGTGATGTCTTTACGTTGCGGAGTTTCTTGAGATTGGCTCAAGTCTAGGTTGTTTTGTGTGGCATATTCATCCTCACTGATTTCAACACCATACTGTCGTTTGAAGGCCCGCTTGATTGCATGTTTTACAATCATGTCATCGAAATAACTGGTCCACATATCCTTATTCCGACCCTTAGTAAGGTGATCCACTTGATCGTTCGTAATGATTACCGCGATATTCGGAGCACCTTCACGATACGCAACACAATAAGCTCCAACCGTCTTTCCACGCGTCATGGAAATAATCCGGTGCTTAGGCTCTCCAGTAACCATGTCGATCTCAAAGTCGTCGTTTTCTTTCACTTCCGAAGCAATGAAGCCTTTGTACTGAGGATGTCGTTTACCGAGTGCTACAATGCCTTCGACGGAAATTTGGATGGACATTTGCGGACCGTACTTTTCGCTTTGATAAACAATGCAGTGAATTTGATTAAGGAATGGATTGAGTCCAGCGGCAGCAGCTGTCCGAGCGAAGAGATTAAATTGAGCATCCGTCGTGCCCTTAGCGATCGTGTTTTTGATAGTGTCCAGTTCTGCTTGCGTGAAATCTCCAATTACTTGTACCTGAGTTGACATATGTTAAATCCTCCCTAATTTAAGTTCTTGTTGCTTTGTCTGAGCGTTAAGCAAATTCAACTTTCTTTGTTTTTGAATCAATATTTTTAATGACCTGCTCGTTAATTCGATTTTCTTCAGGTAACCTGAGACAGTTCTCTGGCTAACACCTAAAATTTTCGCAATTTCATGTGTGCTGTACTCACGGTGAACATATAAAACAAAAACCTTCAGCGACAGACTTGCCATCTGGTTCTTCATATGTGTCACCCAAAGAGACTAATAACGATTAATGCGATAAACGTTATTACTAGGTAGAAGATAAGACTCAGAAATAATGCGTTCTTAATGCCCCGCGCTACACTCAGTGGGTCCTCTTCAGTCTCTGACTTCACTTCAACCATATCAAGCGGCATGCCCACCGACTTAAGTACCCCCGTCTCTAGAATTGCTTGTATGGACGATAGAGCGAAGATCAGGCCTACATAGAAGGTTATGGTCGGTGCTATGAGATAGGATCCAATGAGGACCGCTGAAACCCATATCCCTGCGCACCAGTAACAGTTCATAACACTGCCGATGAAGCGTCTTATAAAACCACCTTGGAGAGTATAAGTAAACTGATAATCAATGAAGTCCCGTGTTACAAAGTTATTTCTTACTGGTTCGAAAATCTTGTCATAGACGATGAGGTGAGTGATTCGGTAAACCGCAAGTGCCAGGATGATGAATGTTAGAATGGTCATGCAATAACCTCCGTTTCAATTTTCAGTTCCTGATCCGGCACCGCGCGTCCTGTGATGAGTTGCCCATACACCGCGACTTTGCCAGTGAAGGATTCAATCCCATCCACAAACGTCGGCACAATTAACTCGCTTTGCTTATAAAGTACATCCGATAGTTCTAAGCCGGCGCCGATCTTCTCACCCGCGGATAAGGTCGGATAGTCCTTACCATCCATCTGGATGACGAAAGCAGGCTTATATTCACCTGTGGAAGCGACATAATCGAACAATCGAACAGATAATGTGGTGAAAAGTTCTTGCACCTTGCTCACCTGGAGCTCAGCTTCCTTGGCCTTAAATGCTTTGATTGCATCAAGTACAAAGATTGAGTCATTCTTGGCTTTGAGATAATCAACCTCATTTTGCTTCGCTTTCTCCAACTCAGCAGCCGCTTTTGACCGTGTGATGTCTGCCTGCAGGATAGAGTTAATTTCACCGATACGGCTAATCAAGTCTGCAACAGAATAGTTCGGGCCTTCCATTTCCGGCAAGGCTTCAAGTTGAGCAACGAGATCCTTCTTATGTGCGAGCATGTCGTTCACTCTTTTGGCTATGCCGTTCACCATAGTCTTCTTATTTCCGAGCGATGTCGCCTTAGCTTCTTCCGTCAACTCTTGGCCGCAGGAATTGCATGTCGTACTAATCTCATTCGCTTTTGTTCTTGCATGATCTGCCTTGCCATCAAGGATCCGTTGGGATAGCTGATCGATCTGCATTTGAAGTCGGCTCCGCTGATTCTCCCATTGTGTAACCTTTGATTTATCAGCCTCATAAGACTGAATCTTTCTATCAAGCTCTTCGCCTTCAGTTTGCAATGCTTCTCTGTCAATCTCAGCAGCAGGACCCAGCGCTTTAAGCTGATCTGAGAGTGTTTTGACGCTTCCTTGTGACTGAATATGTAGCTTGTCGTTTTTACCCTTTAGGTCTGTGTACTTCTTCTCCAGGTCGGCAATTGAATGTTTTTTGAGTTCATCCATGAGCCGAAGTGCGTGAGGGTTAAGAACAATTTCTTTGTCTTTCTGATCCGAAGATGTGCGAGACATCGCTTTGAAAACTTCGGTGTTTGTAGGCGCCGATACATGCTGCATAACCTGTTCCCGTTGCTTCTGCCAATGTTGAGTGAAGAAGAAGCCCGGACTGTAGAGCGCTAGGAACTGCTCTTTGCTGAATAAACCTGCCACATGAGCCTCGAATTCTTTAGCTTTCATAGGCACTTGATTCACATAGAACTTATTTGTACCGCCGATAATCTCACGGGCTAGCGTTTGTTCAACTCCAGCGACAGTGAGCGTCAGAGAACCGTATACGCGGTCAAATGGACGGTCAGTAGGCGAAGGATCGAACTTACCTCCGGTTAAGTCGCACCCCCAAAAGATCCAAACAGGAGCTCCGCCGATGGAGGATTTGCCTTGACCGTTCTTTCCAGTAAGCTTTGTGACGTCGCCAAAGTTGACTGTGATTTCGTCGTGTCCGGTGTAACTGATAAGGTGGAGTGAGACGAATTTTATTGTTTTAGGCATTGATTTACCTCTCTTTCTTTTCCGGACGCCACCTCATGAAAGGAGGCAGTCAATGGCAATACTACTTTTATTTCTTGAACCATTTCTTTAGCCATTCTCATTACGAGAGATAGTCGTGTATTTGCTAAAACGTAATATTCCATGAACCCACCAACATTCACGATCCCCATTAGATGATAGTCACCAACCTTAGGGAGGTCTTCTCTGTTCACTCCAGAACCCGGTTGTATCGAGCCTCTTTGATACTTGATTTTCCCTACAGATGTCACTAGACCGAGGCCAGAATCGATTGCTATGACTGTTTTGTTTGGTTTCAACTCTTCCAGCCGCTCATTTAGGTTCATACCGTGAGCAGGATTTTCTAGTGTCCCAATAACGTCATATCCTAGGTCACTGAGGAACGTACCTACTAAAGGTCCAAGAGAATCACCGGTTGAGCGGTCTGTTCCAATACAAACGAATGTGACGTCGGTAGCATTTAATTCTTTGGGAAGTAGCTCATTCAAGTTCACACCGCACACTCTCCCTCATATTGAATTCCAAGATCTTTTTCTATTTGATAAATCTCGCCGCGCAGCCAATCCTTTGCAGCTTCCAGAACAACGCCGCTGTTTAGGAATTTATGAAGCTGACAAGATGGTTGATGGATTCGGATGTGTGGTTATCGATACCCATTTGGAAGACTCCTTTCATATCATCTGAGCTTCAAGCTCTTCAATTTGAATGCAGATTTCTTGGACCCATCTCATGTCACCGGCAACCTGAGCTTCTAAAGCTAGGCTTTTTAGGCTGTCATGCTTCCAGACAAGTTCCATGTTTTTCTTAAGAAGTTGAATGACTCTCATAGTTGCGACCGAATCCAATTCAAGGATTCCTTCTTCGTTCGTATTCATAAAAGCAATTTCTGCCATCTTACGGTGAACTTCGTGAATACCAATCATGAGAACACATCCTCTTTTTAAGTTTTAGAAGGAGTTGTACCAGAGCCACGCTGCTACAGCGCCGGCAATGACTACGAGTAAACCTTGAGCATCGGAGTAACTGGAGCTTTCGATAGTAACGCGGCTGCCGGGTTCAATATCTTGGCCATTTATTTTGATGCGCATATTACTCACCGTCTTCCGTGAAGGATTTAAGCAGCAGCATCATGCAGTGAATGAATTCTAGTGTCTTGTCATCGTCGATCTCAGCGGACTTATTAACGATATCACTGAACATTTGAAGCATAGTGACTGGCTTGGGTATCGGATCATTCTGAACTGCATGGCGTAACAGCGAAACCAGATATGATTTGTAATCAGGTTGCAAAGCATTCACCGTTCCTCTCAACAATGAATTGCATGATATGCCAGCCATGTAATTTTTATTTACATACAGGGCATGCGGAAATAAACCTCTTTCAAAGAAAGATGTTTAAATACGAACGAATGTTCCGCGTTGCGATATTCTTAATATCGTAATATACTTTGTATGTAATTATAAATTGCATCGAAGATAAATCTTAAACGGTTGAAAAGTTTTCTTGTAACGAATGGTAGTACATTTTCGCTTCTTCTACAAGGTCGGGAAACAATTCCTCGAAAGTGCCCCCAAGATAAAAAGTGTAGATAAGAGACATAATTAAACTTGGGTCGTTAGTGCCATTCTCAACCGAACGAATAGTCATATCTGTAACGCGAAGGTCGGATGCCATTCTGGTTTGAGTGATGTCCTTAGAAAGACGTAACTCTCGAAACCGTTGCCGCGGTTTTTGAGTTCTATCTTGTTTCTTCGGAGCTGATTTAGACCTTCTGGGAGCTCTTAGCATTTCCATTTTTCACCTCCTGTCCTGTTTGTAAATCGAATATACCACGCATTTTAAAATTTCGCAATATAAATTTATGTAATTTTGAATTACATAAACATGAATATAGCAAAGGGTGATTGTAGTGTCATTGGGCGATCGGATTAAAGAACGCAGAGCAAGACTTGATATGCTGCAAGAACAATGTGCAGATTTAGTAGGTGTAACCAGAGGGGTTTTATCATCATACGAAAGAAATGTAAGCATTCCACCAAGTGATGTTCTAGGTAGATTAGCCACTGCACTAAAAACGAGTTCAGACTTTTTACTTGGACTAACCGAAGATCCGACTCCAACTGTTAAAAGTAATGAATTACCTGATGAGGATGAAATTAAAAGAAGAAAATTTTTGATTGAGATGGAAGATATCTTGAGGAAAAGTTCTGATCTTGACGAAAAGATGATGGAGCATACTTTGCGGATTATGGAGGTTACTTTCTTGGAGAGACTTGGTGAATCGAAGAGGAAGAACAAGTAATTTACAATTATTTTGAATACATCGTCTTCATGAAATGCAGCATTAAGTAATTTATTTTTAAAAGGTGTGTCTCCTTTAATGGAATGACTCACCTTTTTTATTAAAGAATTTTCTTGAACTAGTCTGACGTTAGCGTTAAGCTAACGGGCAGTTTAACACTATCAGTGTATGGTATAAATACCAAAAATACGATTATTGGTATGTCTTGAAAAATCAAAAAGATTGGTGGAATGTTAATGGGTTTTTTCGAAAAAATTCGAAATATATTTTCGGATGAAATTGGCTACAGGAATAATTCATATCATACTAAAGGAGTAAGTGATAAGAAAATAATGGTGCCTAGAGATAATGACCACTTAGAGGTACTCAATATTGGTAGCAAAACAATTATCATGATTTACGGCTCTTATAGTAATGATAACAAAAGTAAATGTTGGATTGAAGGAAATTTGCAAGACGGGGAATGGGTGGATGCGGTAATTATGGAGCATACTGTATTCCAACCAGATAAAGACCTTTGGACCCGCCCTCCCATTAAAGGTCAAATAGGAACATATAATGGGGGATGGAAAAATAATAAATTTCATGGGTATGGTGTCCTTGAGACAACCGATATTCGAGCATTGTATAGAAAATTTTACGATTTTCTTAAATTAGAACCAGGGGAAAAAACTAATCTTTTGGGGGATCACGGAAGTAATTCGGGTGCTCTTTTCCTACTTACCAAATACGAAGGAAACTTTATAGACGGAATATTTAATGGTGAAGGAAAAGCCTATTACGGTAGGAGAACATATGATAAAGTTATTACCCAATTGTTATATGAAGGCGAATTTCAGTATGGAGTACGCAATGGGATTGGAAAAACATTTTATGACGACGGCTTAGTTCAATATGAAGGGCAATGGCTTCAAGGAAATATAGAAGGTAAAGGTGTATACAGGCTTAGAGCCGGAGATTTACTTTCGGGTAACTTTAAAAAAAATAGTTTTATTGATAAAAAGAACAACCGTTTATTAAAAGTTATTGATTCGCCTTCAGTATCAGGTTCAGGTTGTACTATTATTTATGAGGGCGGCATAAAAGACGGAAAACGGAATGGTCGGGGGAAAGAATACGATAACGGTCATGTAATATATGATGGATACTGGCTTAACGATAAAAGGCACGGTCATGGTAGTTCTTTCAGAGTTATTGATTATTATGATAAAGCAAGGTCAGTGAAAGAATATTGTGGGGAATGGGTAGAAGATAAAAAAAGCGGTGTTGGAACATCTTTTTTTGAGGATGGGAATATAGCATATCAAGGGCAATGGCAAAATGATTCCTTTCATGGGTCTGGTGTCTCATATAATCCTGAGAAAGATTGGGGTTATTACGGACATAAACTTTCCTATAGTGGGGGGTACCATTACGGTCTTTATCATGGACTTGGCACCCTCTATACACGTCAAGGTAAATTTGAAGGGGAGTTTGAAAACCATAATATTGTCGAAAATAAGGGGAAATGGATTTATTACCTCAGTCATGTAAAAGACTTTAACAAAGACAGAGGATTTGGTTTTATTCTGAAACATACTGAGTTGGTAGCTGGTAAAACTCCTAATCTTAAGGAGGATATATTTTTTCACATTAGCGATTTTCAGGGAAATGCAGAAGAAAGGTTCTCTTTAATAAATGGGGAATCGACTCGAGTGAGGTTTGAGTTGGCATATGATAGTACAAAGGGTCCAAGAGCCGTTAGAGTTTCATTACATAAAATTAGCCAGTGATATAGCAACATAGCGAAAATGTTTTTTTATAGTCCTGATTATAAAACTAACGAGGAACGTTAGTTCAATGACAAGCAAAACCCACCAACAAATGGTGGGTTTTGTAAATTACGTCATCAAGGAAAACATAAAATAAAATCACTGTTCAATTAAAGCAAAATAATAGTTCAATAACGCATAGGAAGTAAATCGTTTATGGTTAAAACCTTTGTCATACCTTTTTGGCTACTGTTGTGGTGTTTCATAAGTATAACTAAAGCCCTGTCACACATTTCATGATCTTCCTCAAGATTGTTAAGAAATATCTGGTAACAACCACTGCAAATTTCATTATATATTCCGCAGATATTCCCAAGTGGCAGTTGAAGAACATTTACGTTTTGAAGTACTGCCATGTTAATTGATGCATTAATCTTCTTCTCTTTGTGCATAATTCATCCCCTGGTATGTATTTTTTTCGGCAATAAACGTATACAAGCTCCCCTTCAATATAACAGAACATTCGTTTGCATAAATGTCATAATCCGGTCAAAATTAGCTTCTTACAGCATTACGCGGTAAGCTTGGGTTTATCGGAGTTATGGGCATTGGTGATTATCTCGGTGATTTTCTGTGTTGGACACTTTATGCAGGGATTAAGTGGTATAATCAGTTCAACGATATTCGGGCTATCACGGGGTATTTGTATTTCACAACAGGCAGCTTATTTATTCCGATCATCCTTCACATTCTATACGATGCAAAAGCAATATATATAACGATAATTCTTCAAAAAGAAAAGAGGGGAAGTTGGATTGTCTAAGCTTTGCTCAAAACACCGTGAAGAGCTGTTCGAGAAAATCGAGAACAACAAAATCGTGGCGTTCTGCGTGGATTGTGAGATCGACCGCATCTATAAGACAGAAGAACTGAAACACCGCGCTACTTTTCAAAGCATAAAAGGTGAAAACATTGCCATCATGAGAAAATACAAAGACAGTTTCGCTTCAGAACGCGTCAAATACCTAGCGAAGAAATTTCTACGTGTTTTGTTGTTTACTGGGTTATCATTTATTTTGATAGGCTGGTTCTTTTCATTTCTTATAAGTCTTTCACTCGCGCTTGCGGAAGGTTTATTGCATCGATTTTTCACCTTTACAGCTTCATTTGACAGTAGTTTGTTAGGTGCTGATTATTGGATATCAGCAGGCATTTATTTTTTGATTGTGTTTATTTTTTATTGGCGTCAAGATGAAACTAAAATGCTCCAACCGCAACTGATTCCCGAACCCATCCCTCCTGTTCGAGAGCAAATAGAGAATCGTGTTTTAGACGAGGCAGAAAGGCAAATTTCAGAGGTTACGAAATACAAAAAGCGGATTCTCGAAGAATACTTGCTGGTGGCTTCCGACATCCAAGAGGTAGACCAAATGGAAGGCGTGGAATTTGAGCATTTTTTAGCGGATATATTCCGACGCAAAGGGTACAATGTGCAATTAACGCCGGCCAGCGGCGACGACGGCGTGGACTTAATCATCGAGAAAGCAAGAAGAAAAATCGCCGTCCAATGCAAACGATATAGCGGGACGGTTGGCGTATCAGCCGTCCAGGAAGTGTTTGCGGGTAAATCCTTCTATGATTGCGATGAGGCTATGGTGGTCACGAACTCCACCTTAACGGCACCTGCCGTCAAGACAGCGCGGAAACTCGGCGTGACACTCTGGGACCGAAGCCGTTTGATTGATGTGCTGGCGGAAACGCAGACGTCAATCGAATGGGACGATTATCTAAAACGTTATTATGCATAAGAAAAAACAATAGACAAGTTTGGAAGAAGATGTTAATATGTTTTCGTACCGGAAGCACCGGACAATGCGAAAGCCCGAGGGAAAGAATCCCCGGGCTTTTATTTATTCTTCATCAATTAGAAGGTAGGCTTGCAATGTCGTATCAAAAATTACAACCTGTCCTGCATCGTTGTAGTCCATATCATTCACATCTAAGTGACTAAGTATCTTCTCTTTGCCGGTCTCCATGTGTCTTACACGATACTCCATATAATTCATCCCCTATACAATAAACTCCTCAAACACCGGCAAACGCATCGCCCCTGATTTATACCAATCGCGATATTTTACTTTGCAGCGTACAACCGGCTTCACATAAACATGATCCTTGCTCTCACCACTCTTAAACGACTGAAACACAGGCCACATTGATTCACGAGCAGACTGAGTGATTCCGAGCTCCATAGTGCCGATCGGCCGTATACGTTCTCCTTCCGGATATCCAAGCAACCAAGAGTATTCCTTCTTGCTGTACCCAGTTATGTAGACCTCGGCATTCTGATAATTGATTACCTTTTGCCACGACCAAGAACGCGTTCCCTTTTCATACCTCGAGTCTTTCTTCTTAATCACAATACCTTCGAGCCCATGCTGACATACGATCTTAAAGAAATCCTTTGCACTACCTTTTATCGGTCGAACAATTCTATAATGCTCTGTCTCCTCAAGTGTCTCTTCAAGCAATTTCTTACGTTGTACTAACGGCAATCCAGTCACATCTATGCCGCGGTGGTACAAGATATCAAAAGCCATAAATACAACGGGTTTACGCCTCTTGCTGGATCTGAATCCTGCGTTCGTTGATTCAAAGTCTGCACGCCCGAGTTCATCAAGAACTACAATTTCACCATCCAATATCGTTCCCTTCGGAATTGGCGGATTGTGCAGCTCGGGGTATTTCACTGTTGCATTGGTGTTCTTTGTATATAAGTTGAGTTCATCCATATTAGAAACTATCAATCGAATGCCGTCCCACTTCAGTTCTGCTAATGTGGAAATTCCATCAAACGGTTCATTGTTTTTGGCATATTGGAGAAGCATTGGAGGAATAAACATTATCTTCATCACCCATAATAATCGTACACCTTAGAGCTATACATGACTATTGGTACTTGAAGGAAAAAGCCCGAGTCCTCTTTCCTCGGGCTTTCACACGTTGCATTTTGCTTTATTTTATTCAACCTTGTTAGTAACAACAGCGAGCTGAGTTGTTTTACCTCCAAGCTTATTCTCCACTTCCACATGACCTACAGGATATGCGACTAATGTTAGTTGATTCCCTACCTTCAGTTTTCCACTTGCGACTGTAGAAAATAAATCAATGATAGTACCATCCGTAGCAGTGAAAACAACTTGTGAAAGTACTCCAGATTTAACAAAATCGCTACCAGGAGGATAGTCTTGCACGATGCCAATTGTACCTGTAAATTTAATCGGTTTGCCATAGTAATTCCATGGGGTCTTTAATACATCCTCAGCTGGAACTTCAGCTCCCTGAGGTATATCGCCAGTTGCTTTCAGCATTTTAACCCCAAGTGCTAAGTTACCATTTTTGTCTGCGTGCAGATCCTTAACATTCCAAGTAGGGTTTTTATCTTTTTCTTCTTCTGACTTTACTGTGACTGCATCCTTGTTTTGCGATAATGCAGGTTCACTGTCTGTCTTAGGTGCGCTAACTCCGACAAGTATGAAACATGCGATCATACCCAGAATGTAGGTGAGCAACACCTTCCCTCGAGTCTTTTTTTCTGCCTTCCCCCAAAAAATAACGGCTTTCGGTTTAATCAACCCAACAATAATTGCGATAAAACAAACGAATAATAATAGTGTAAAAAAACCGACCAACCCAATCTCCTCCTGATTTCCTAAATCTAACTTTATCTAATACTTCAACGTATTCCGAACAATTCCTTTTAGAATCAACTTAAGTCGAATAAGCTTTTCATCTCTTTATTGCAACTCCATGACACTAGAAATGACCTTCAATTCCCGATTTGCGATATTCAAACCCTCGATATTCTTCTGAGTGGAGATCACATATAAGTGAGGCATAATTGCGCTGGAGCTTGCTCCTGACCGCCAATTTTGAAACTCTGCTGATTTATAAGCCTCCTCAAAAAACGAATTATAAACAGAGAATTTACTTTGCCACTGCTTCACACTTAAAGGTGTTCTCTGGACCTCCACACAACCCAACTTCTTTTTCCCTTCTGGCGTCACAAAAGCAAATACGGCATCTGGATTCCACACTAACGACCTGCCTGCAAAACTGAACTCCTGCTTGTATTCGTAGAGCCATTGAAACGGCTGCAAGGTGAAATATATCTCCCCAACTTCCAAAGCGTGCTCAACGTGCTCACACGGCAGCCTAGACCCATTCATCATCTGCAGGCCCTTTCGTGTTAGACGCCATATTTTTGCGCGTCTGTGCCATTCCCATTCGATTAGTTTTTCCTGAAGCAGTTCCTGAAGGTTCTGTGAAGCTTTCTTTAGTGGGCTGGAATTTAAGTTGAACAGTTTTGCTATCTGATCCGTGCGAGCTATTGGAACTTGTGAAAGAGCCTTCAGTATAATTTCTTTCTTTGTTGGTGCGCTCAGAGTTGCCATTCTCGATGATCATTCCTTTCTTGAGTGGCGCCAACAATCTCTCCCACTCTCTATCGCCGCCAATGTATGGAGTCTGAACTAAAATATCTTCCCCGTGGGAATAGATGCAACGCCCCTTATCCTTAGGATTAATCTTCTCAGCTCCAGGACGATCAATGATAATTTGGGACCCGAAGTGATCCTTAGTTCGGAATGCAATGGAAGCTTCAACGTTATCTTTGAATTGCTTATTGATCACTCTAGCATCCGGCCGCTGTGTTCCGTAGATGCAAAACACTTTAGGTTCACGTCCTTTTCGACCGATGAATCCAATTGCATAATCACAATCGAATGCTAGTTCCTTATCCATAGTTCTCGCGGCGTACTGGGTTGGCGAAAGGTCAGCCGCCTCATCAATGAGTACAACAATCGGCTTGAAAGCAGCAACAGTCTCTTCACGATTCCCAAACTCCCTCGACTGAATTACGGCCTTTCTCCTCTCGAGCTCCTTCACCAATCCCACAAGTATCTTCCTGCTGGATTTAAGTTCATCCGCAACCGTTACAAGCCCCTCAAAAGGTGAGAAGGAATATCCTTTCATGTCGCAGATGTATACTTCGTAACCTTGCAAAAGAAGTTGATATGCAATCCATCTCTGCCAATCCGTCTTTCCTGCACCGGACGCACCGCCCTCCAGAATATGAACATTAAGGGGATGGTAAACAGGTTGCATTAACCGATCGTAGCCAATAAGCAATTGATTCTGCTTCAAGTGCTCCTTCTTAAAGCGCAAAGGAAACGGCCAATCTTTTTCGATGATTCTGCAGACGAGCAGCCCCTTGAAGTTGATTAACTCAACTTCTTTCCCACACGTCGCTATAAGCGCAGGAAGGTATTTCTCAGCCTCTTCATAGGACGAGTTTAGCGGTACATGGAATCCGATTTCCCACCCGCATATGACCCTTCTATGCTTGTAATACGTCCAACCCTTTTGCCCTTCCTTGATGTCTTTTAGCAATGGCTTATTGAGTATTCGAAGAATGCGTTGTGTGTAGTTCATATGCTTACGAGAACGAGGACTAAAGCTGCAGATAAGAGAAGTACAAGCGTAGTTTTTGGGTGATCTTTAAACCAATTTGAATTTGGTGTTGAACCTTGTTGATCTTGCCAGAATGGATCGGCCATAATGGCGGCACCTCCAGTGAGCGCAATGCGCGAATAAGTGAGTTGAGTGGAACGAAACGAAAGGATACGAAAAAATTAATAGGGGTGAATGTCACATAAGTTAAGCCGAACAAGCAATGAATTACCTCCCTGTACCATTCACCCCTGACTTTCACCGGGAACAAGCCGAGAATGTTGCTCGGACTTTCACCGGTTCTTAAATAATGATTGCCATTTATAAGCGTTGGACAATTTCCCGTGTGTTACTCCTTCGTGATGCTCGCGAAGAAACAAGACTTTGAACAGAGTGATCATGCCGGTTTCCCCACCAATCGGTTATAAGTTTTGGAGTCTTTGGGCACCACACGGAAACGGGGTTTATCGTTCATGATCTTGTAGCCGATCCAGGACCCAATAATGTAATAGCGGTATGCCGGGCAAACGATGTAAACCGTGACGGCAGCTAAAGCGAAAGCCGTTTTACCAATTTTCATATTCCACCTCATACGAAGTAATCTAGATGATCAATCATCGACATTCCTTTTTCTTTGAACACACGAATCATTTCACGCATGGTGTTTTGGTTGTCGACTTCAATGACTTTATTCATGAGTTTCTGATACAAACTATGGAGCGATGAGTTATCGTAATGATTACCTGGTTTGTTGAGGTACCTATAGATTTTATCCAGGTCCTCAACCTTGCTGCTTTTATCAATTAACTCTTCGACATATGAAGGAGAAAGGCCGACATCGGTTTTGAGATCAGCAATCTTATCTGCATGCGTCCATCGGAAAGAACTTTCAGCCGCTTGGATATCTCTGGCGACTATTCTACCTCCTTTATTGCCGATCTCCTTCGCGAAGAACTTAAGCAAGCCACCTAACGGACCAGACATCAAAGCAGCAGCTCCTTAATGATGTGAATGACATCATCTGCAGTCTGTTGATTCATAACTTCCGTCATATCAACGCGCGAAGCTTTTGCAAGCATTCTTACAAGCCAACTCATAAACATTACCTCCTAGTAAAATGCATGTCGTCGCCAATATGAAAAATGAAGTGTGGAACATCAAACCAAAAATCTAATGTTGCAATAAATATTTCAGCGGTAATGCCGGTTACTGCAATTGTCCATGCGAGAGTATTCTTCATGCTGACACCTACTTTTTGAACTTATCAGACGGCGGCCAATCAATATCGAACTCAGTTCGAAGCATATTCTTAAATTGCTCTTTGCTGCTCTCTTGCTTCTCAGATAAACGATTGAAAGGGATTATGGTATCTGGTTCATCCTCTATGGTGATATGGTAATGATTCGATTCCTCTTTCATTTTGTCTAAGCGAAATTTCGTTAGTAAAACCGCTGATGCTGCCATCATTCCTGCGCCTAATGGTAATAAAAACATCCTTACCATCCTCCCTTTTGATCAGCTTCGCACTTCGAGATGGTACACATTCTTTGGGGCTGCTCGGTATTGAAGCATAGGCTAGAACGCTGCCGGCAAAGATACAGAAGCCAGTGAACAGGCTAATCATTTATTGCACCCCTAGCACATCTGAGATAAATCTTCCCACGACGCCAATCTGCCCATCTCCACCAATATTTTGAATTAGATCTTTTACTAAGGAATGCAAGTAATTGTGGCCATGTCGCATGGTAAAGTGATAAGTGGATTGACCAAACCCGTATAATGCCTTTGTAACTACAAATGGTTCCGGATCAGCAAACGCTTTGCCAATTAATTTAGCGGTGCATACGTCAGGATTCGTGTCAACTCCGCATAATTCAATTGCCTTTGCACAATTCGATTGGTCAACAAGCTGCGAACACACCCTAGGAACTAGAGCGATCTTCATAACATCACTCCGAATGTGTGGGCGATTTCCCCGACCTTATCCCATACCCATTTCAAACTAACTACGGCAGCCGCCACATCCAAGATAATTGTGAAGAATATCGCGAAGTTTTTGCCACCCATGCTAACGATAAGATTATTTCCGATGTGGCCGATGATCGCTATCCCAACGATCGATAAAACTTGTGGTGGAATAATCACTTTGACTCGCCTCCGTAGTGCGCTATCAATGCCTCACGAACGATCTTTGAAACATCACGTTTCTTTTCCTTGAGCAACTTCTCCAGCAACCAACCTTTAACGCGAAACGTAAATCGCTTTTCTTTCATCATTTCAATTCATCCAGGTGCTTCAGAATTTGTGCTTTAATCTCCTCGTTAGTAATCTTCTGACCTTCAGTAAGCTCCATTGATAAAAGCAAATTAACATCCGCCAACATTTGCTCTAATCCCATACGCGTTGCCTGCTTGATAAAGTTGTTCTCTTGATGCACCACTCTTGCCATCGTCATCATCCTCTCTTTGTTGTCTGACAATATAGGTATATGGCCTATGCTTGGGCATGTTGTAAGTAATTTTGAAAAGGCTTGTATCTTTTTCATAGATTTTGTCCACTCTGGTGATATAAAAGGAGAGTGGATAATATGTTTGGATTAGGAAAGCCAAGAACAAAAGCGGGAAGTTTTTTGGATAACAATAAACTTACTCAAGAGAAAGTGAGGGTAGCCGCGGGTATCGATCGAATGACAATGGCAGCACTTTGTGGGAATGAGGATTACCACCCACATGCAAGAACGAGGATTAAATTTGTAGGGGCACTTCGTAAGATGGGATACGATGTTTCTGTCGAGGATTTTTGGTAAAAAAAAACGCCACCGGATTTCTCCGATGACGCTAGTTTGCTACTAACCTTTGTTTATTTTCTTATCGACTATCTCAGTCAAGATTTTCTCATAACTGATATAGTTGCCGTAAAGTTCTTCTAGTGCAATTCCCACATGTTTGTCAGACTTTTGACCTTTCAAATTTGATTTTGCACCGTCACGTAATGATCTTGCTCTCATGGAAGAAGCTACAACTAGCGAATACTTGCTATCCACGATATCAAGCAGTTTATCGATTGAAGGATATAACATTCAATTTACCTCTCCAGTCCCGGTGTTGCGATTTTTGGTACGTAAGACAAGTATATTAAATGTGTTTACTTCGGCCGTTGAGCCGAGGTTAGTTCATTTCACCCAGCATATGCGAGTACTTCGTAATTTGCAAGTATAAACAATAAATCACGAAATTATTTTTGGCAGGGTTAGAATTTTATTTATTATGCCCTCTTTTACTACCAATTATCCTCTGTATTGTTTTATGCCCTAGAAATTAGGGATCAATCATTTCATCTTCTGTCCATTCTTTGCTTAATTCGGCTCTAAGAACATCACTGTAGTTGATCCAATCCCAATTTATCTCACCAGTAAACGGGTCTTCTGTATCAAATCGAAATTCATTACGTTGGCTGCGAGTCACAATTCCGGTTAACTCCTTCGTCTCATACTCATCGTATAAAGTAAGAACGATCGGCTTCCTGTATATCTGCGATTGGCTCAACGTAGCTGAAATGATCTGTATCCCCTGATCGTCACGAATTGGCCGCGGGAGACGTTGACTTTCTTTACGTTTAATTATCGCAGCTTCTTTATGTTGGGGTAGCATCATCCGACTCGATTCCCATAGACCGTTATGTTCTAATTTCTTACCCACCAGAAATGCCTCCTATTAATCAAAATTAACAAACATTTTACGATCGACGTTTAACTCTTTCTTCTCAGTTGGGTCCGCGACTATTGGCTTGAATTTACTTTTATCCAGTCGAGCTACATACCTTCCTAACCGTACTGACATCTCTGCTTTTGCATATCCTTTCCAAATGCCAAAACTCTCCTCAAATCGCCGAACGTAAATTTTATAATCAAGTGTCGATCCTACTTTCCACGCCTTCACAACTTTAATATCAGCATCTTTGAGGCGTTTCTTAGATTCAACGTGATCAATCATAATCATATCAAGCAATTGCTGGAACTGATCTGGATGCAAGTGTTTGAGCGGTGTACTCTCAGGGAAAGTCATCCAATTATCGATCATCTCTAAAATCATTGGGAGTAAGATAAATGTGGTAATGTCATCTTGTTCTTCTTTAGTTGTAAACCCCATAGAACACCTCAATTCATTCAAAATGGGAACATTCATTCGTGTTTTAGTATTATACACCGCGGACGTAATAGTTATGCAAGTGAAATTTTATGGGAACGGAAAATGCGAACAGAGGATTAAATGTAAATTTAATGAAACTATTTGGTAGGATTTGGCGTAGGTATTACAGAAATGATGGGGATACAAAATGAGGAGGAATTCACTTGAAGAAGAAACTATTAGTTGCACTTGGACTATCTGGAATCATCGCGGCTTCTGTCGCAGTCGGGGCATATGCTGCTTCTGATATTAAATTATTTATTAACGGGAAATTGATCAATTCGGACATTCAGGTAGTAGACGGATCCAGTTATGTTCCTTTGAGGGTTGTTAGCGAAACTCTCGGAGCTGAGGTTAAGTGGGACGGAGAAAAGCGGGAAATTCAAATCACAGGTCAAGGATACAGTCCGGTTAAAGCTGCGAATCCAGCGAAGTCCTACGATGTTAAAGTGAATGTTACAAATGGACCTATGACTATGGATATATCTAAAGTAACTCTTGATCCAGCATATAAAGAGTATTCATTTTCTGAAGCGAAAGCCGCCATTATTCTTGATGTTACTGTCGAAAACACCTCAAATGATAAAGTGGAATGGTTTGTAGATCAATCCACTGTCGTGCTCAATACTAAAGAGCAAATTGAAGATACATTATCTGGTGATGAACGTATTACTTCTGAGTTCAATGGTAAGGTCGTTAAACAAGGGAAAATCATCTTCCCTGTAAAAAGCAGTAAGCTTGAGGATATTACAAACATCAAACTTCTTGTTAAATATGTTCTTGGTGAGAATTTAACTCGACTCGCAGATAATAAAGAAACAGAAATTATTCTTAAATAAAACGAAAAAATCCCCCGCCAGCCATTTACGGCCAGTGGGGGATTTATGAGATTTATATATCGATAAAGAGTGAGTTAATAATATATTTTTCCAGGAGTGTAATTAACTTTGAAACATAGCGATATCCATTTGTACTTAAAAAAAAAAATCCCTCAACAAGGCCACTCCTTGAGCCATTGTGTTCATGAATTCAGTATGCCTGAATATGGAATTTTAGTGCATCCCGTTGTTAATATGCTAGTTGAAGTACTTGTAGAAATAGAAAAATCATCAATTGGATTTGCTGTTAAAATGATTAATCGTATTTCAGAAACTTCTCAAATTCATCAGATCTATTCCAACTTTGCCGAAATACTTGTAATACAAGAAGCGCTTACGTTTGCTGACAAGGAAGATGGCATTAAATATCTTTTATCTGAACCACAAGTAAGCCTAAACTCAAAAAACCCTGAATTCCGTTCTAAAGCGAATAATATTTATTATGCTGTCGAAGTTAAAAGCCCAGATCTTGATCAATATGCTGTGACTAGACAGAGCGGGATTCAAGTAACATCTCATTTACATAACCGTAACCTAGCAGATGAGGATAAAGTATCAGATCCTAGGATATTGACAGTAAAAGAATTTCTTACAAGTGCTGAAGATAAATTCAAACAATATGTTACTAAGAAAGAATACAAAGATGATGTTCGTCTTGTTGCAATTGTTTGGGATGATTATGTTAATGAAGTGCTTCCAGCTTTAATAAGTCCTCAATGTGGAATGTTTACGGAGAACTCATTTTGGAAAAAGAGTAAATTTGAATTAATAGATGGAGTACTAATTTATCGTCACAGACATCAATTTGTTAGGTCACTATTCAGTGACAGTTTTATCAACGGGGTAAAGCATGCTTTCAAAGCAAAATCTGACACGCCTGTTTCCTTTGTTCAAAATCCAAATGGAAGGCAAGTACCAAAACCAATAATCGATGGATTTAACGCAATGCCTACCGATAGTTCGTTATACTTAACCGCGGAATATAGAGCTACTGATTGGGTTGATTGGCGTACTGGTGTTGCTATTGCTGGTCTCGATGCTGTACCACTAGAATACCATAGTAGAGTTTTTGAAATTTTAAAAAGAACCACACGTAGAAAAACACCTTTGGTATTGCCTGATATGGCTAATTTCGGCACAATTAATCTCGATCTTTTGATTGAGCAAAATACTATAGATGGGGAAATCTATATTAAAGGGTTTTTCAAGGATCTTAAGCGTACTGCCAAAGTCTCTACAGAGATTCAACGGGCATCTGCAAGATCATTAAAAAAAATGATAAAAGAAGATGAAGAAATGAAACGGAGGGCATTAGCAGAAAGGTTTACCAAATATTCATTACAAAACAATGCTAATAAGCACTCAAACTTAACTACATCAAACAATAAAAACAATAAGGAAACAACTCTCGGCAGAAATGATCCCTGTAGTTGTGGTAGCGGAAAAAAATACAAAAAATGCTGTATGAATTAGCACAGCTTAAAATAGTCACCATCCCTCATTAACCTTATATGTCAATGAGGGAATTTAAACTTTTGTTACCTATTGAAGCTGACCTGATACTCTTCGCAATTCATTTGCCAATCGATGGACTTCATCTTTACTAGACTGATCAATACATAAACCATATAAAGCTTTTAAAACATCGATGACCTTATTTGCATCCTCGACTTTAAGCATCGGTTCTTCCTCCTTCACTTTCAGATTGTTCCATGCTCCTTCATTTCCAAAGCTTTCATTCAAATCAACACCGATACCGTTCAACGTCAGACCCAAACCTTGCGGCCCGCAATCGTATTGATAAATATTGGCTTTGTCAGAAACTTTACCATAACTCCATGCTCGTGTTTGCCAGAAGCGCGAGCAGGCACCGGATGCATATACGGCTTCAATAACTGCATATGAGCCATAAACGCCAGTTGTATAATCCGGAGTGGCTTCACTTGCTGCCCGTATGTACTCGATCACTGTTGCCATCTGAGAAGCCCTGGCCTCGAAATCAACTGCGAAATAGATGCAGCTGCCGATCGGTTGCCCAACTTGCTTAGCCACCTGAACAGCTGTTGCTCCGTCAGCCAATCCGGCAGCACGGCCGCCAAGTGCTCGATCAGCAGTTGTTTCGAACACTGAAATGATATCGATGCCGGCTTGATTTAGAGCCTCAGCTTCTTCTCTCTTCAGTGCTTTCCAACTGCTAGCCGGGACCAAATAACGAGCAGCGAATTGAAAACCATCTGCAGCAAACAATGCAGCTGTCTTCGCAGTTAATGGGGTTGCACAGTCGAATCCTTTCATTTCTACACATCCTTATCTTGTGACGTCCCATCACCTTTTGCCTTAAGTACCTGGATCATTTCTTTTAGCTTTGGAGGCATCGGCAGCCCCAGCCGACCGTAATTCTCAGTGATCGAAATAAGCTCATTGGCTAGATAAAAATAAATAGCACCCGTCATTAAGACATTGGTGCCAAGTAAGATATCCATCCTATGTGCCAGCACAACCACCACGGCCATGAGGAACTTCTTGAAGATTCCAAGGAAGCCAACTTTGCTGCTCAGTCCTTTTTCCTCTTTAATAGAAGCTCCAATGCCCGTTACATAATCAATCACCATCGCCAAGAAGAAAAAGCTTAGCAATTCCGACCACCCCCCATAGGCATAAGTGAGAATTGCACCGATTATTCCCGTTGATGTCGTAAGGGCTGCGGCTTGTTGTGTGGTCGGCAATCCTAATCCATCTGCTAATATTTTCTTATACATGCTCCACTCTCCCAGAATTGAAATAAGCCCCGATCGGATCGGAGGCCAATTTTACAAGTTATGTATTTAGCAAATACTCCACAAACCTTGTAATCGGCTTGGCGATGATTAGATGTCCCGCGTCGTTTAAATGAGTCCCATCAGGCATGTAAGTGCTTATGAAATCTGTGCCTTTCTCGATAACAATGCCGCTTTCTGCGTACAGGTTCAGGAATGGGAAGTTGTAATACTCTGCAACCTCTTTGATGATTGCGATGTATTGTAGCATGTCTGTACGTGAGACGACTGTCCGTTGAATTGGTGACATGACGCCAATTTTTGCATTCGGGAATTTATCCATAGCGAGTTTAAATGTTTTATGCAGCGCTCCGTAAAACGTTGTGATTTCCCTATCTGTAAATGTGCCGAGGGGGGATTTATTACCGATGTCATTCGTACCACCCATGAAAGTGATAACGTCTGCGGCTGTGACTACATTCTGCAAGGTTTCAAACAACGTCCCTGTAATGCCACCGGACGTTACACAATAGCGGTCGCCGCTCATGTCGAACAGAGTGACGCGTTCAAGACTCAAGTTCTCACAAACCGTCTTTTGGTACGCTCCAGGTGGGCTTGAAATTGAGTCTCCGATTCCTGCGTACTTTAGCCCCCTGTATGACGGTTTAAGAGCCTTAACAAGTGATTGCCGTATGTTCTCTGATCTTATCGTCAATTGCCGTGTATCGTACGTCAGGGCCGATGTGACATATATGTTTTCACTCAAGTATCCAAGGTTGATAAGGTCCCCGTTTGTCGTCGAAGAAAGCCGAACATATTTAGCCCCCACCGGAACAGTGAACGTATTGCCAATTCCCGAAGGAACGGGACCAAATGTAACGGCCGAAACGAATTGCTTGCTTGCGTTGTAGTAGCAACTACTCCAAGTCAAGTTAGTACGGTATGTTTGCCCCTCTACGACCTCAATGAAGTCCGTTACGAAAGCCCCGGTGTATGTGTTCGCTACGCCCGTAGATGCCCCAAGAAGCCTATCCGTCGTGACTGTCGCCTTATTGTAACATTGCAATATCTCTTCATTCAGAAAGCGAGTCTGACGGGCTGTGATGGAGTTATCCAAGATAACCCCGCCACTCCCTCCGCCAAACGGTGCCCCGTTAAAAGTCGGTATGCCCCCACTCTCGCCTATCTTATTCAACGTCGCAAGATTTGGGTGCGTATGACTATTCCCGCCACCTGATTGTTCAACTCCGTCTATCGTAAGCTTGTTGTTATTGTTAATGCCGACCCTATCTAAATCTCCTTTGTTGGCGTGTGAATGACCTGGAGGCTTATTAATCATGCAAGCTTTCCTCCTTTCTAAATGACTTTAACTTCAAAGTTATCCATCCTTGAATCGGTCGCTCCATTAGATACCAACCCTACCTTGGTTGCTCCGAACAAAACGCTTGTTTGAAGATCGATAACTAATGTCGACCCAAGGTAGCCTCTTATACGTTTACCTTCAAGGACTACTCTCAGCTTGTACGGTGCGGCGATCGCTGCTTGTACTGATTGCACTATCACCGTTTGAATATTAGCAACGTGCTTAATCAGTTGAATGGTGTGCGTGCCGGCGGTACCCTTACGCACCAGTTCCAAGTAGTTGGATGGATCTGTGTATCGGAACACTATCCCGTACTGCGTTGCGACGTCAGCCGATACGTCGACTGACAGCTCGAGCCCACTCGCATACGCAGAATCGATCCAGTTCAGAAGAGTTCCTGCAGCGAACGAAGAGTAAGCAGCATTGCTGATGATCCCAAGTCCGTTGGCGTTTCCAGAAGTCCAAGTGTGGCCGGAAGAAGATGTACCTAAGGTCGTAGCGGAATCTGAACGGTCGAAGTTGTCTGCAATGACCACACTTCCACTAGCGATAGGTGTTATTGTATAAACCTTTGTATACACCGCGCCTACATTACCAAGACTGTCAATCGCGCGATATTTCAACGTCGTAGTTGTAGGGATTGAGATAGGTGCCGTGTACGGTGTCTTAGTATTATCAGGAGTAGATCCATCGGTCGTATAGTAGATCGAAGCGGTCTCTGTATTGATGGTCGAGAGAGTGACTGTTTGTGGGGTGGGATAAACTCCATCCATTAAAGTGTTAGAAACCCTTGGAGCTTCAAGATCCACAACCTCTTGTATGATAAAGTTATCGAACTTCGGAACAGTAGCACCGTACAAAGCTATTCCGTGTTTCGTTGCAGCAAACATCAGCGTGTCGAGGAAGGAGAATTGCAGAACCCCGTCCATAAAACACTCCACTAATTGCCCGCTCAACTTAACCTTCAGAGTATGAGTCGAACCCGCCACGCTTGCGATAGTTTTGTCAGCAGGAATGTCGACGGTTTCTGCACCACCGGTTGGAGCTGGACTCGTAGTGAAGATGCCGAGCTTTGTATCCGATTTGAAGCCAAAGGCGTATAGGCTACCTGCACTGATATAACGGAACAAGATCCCTACCATTGTCGCTGAGAACGTGGAAGGAATTGTGACTTCCGCGTTGATCTCCAGGTTATCAGATTTAGCGGCGTCAACGTACGTCCACCCAGTACTCGTCAAAGATGTTGAACTTCCTGCTTGATTTCCAATAATTTGAATGCCGCCGGACCATACTTTGCTGCCTGTTGCAGTAGTTCCAAGGGAAGCAGAATCAGCACGGTTAAAGTCATCCGTAATGCTAAGTAAAGAAGGGGTCGTAGTGGCTGTTGTTGCTGTCACCGTAACAGCCGTTGAGCGATTTCCTGCTCCATCTATAGCAACAAGACGGAATGTAAAAAGTGTGTTTGCGGTAAGCCCTCCGACCGTGTAGCTGTTTGAAGATGGGTTAATAGATCCGCTCGACACCGTGAAATTCGTCCCATCTGTGGAGTATGCCGCCTCATATGACGTCACATCACCACTAACGGAGAGAGTCCACGAAAGCGGCACACTGTTTGCTGTCGGAGTTCCGGCTGAAAGCCCTGTAACGGGACTAGGCGGCGTTGTATCCGCAGCTGCAGTAGTCGTGAACGTTGTGCTTGTGCCACTCGCCACATTCCCTACTGCATCTTTTGCTTTAACTGTGTAAGTGTACTGAGTGCCTGCTGTAAGCCCTGTGACGTTGTATGTGGTCCCTGTCACGGTCGTCACTAGATTGGTGCCACTGTAGATGTCATACCCCGTAACCGCGACGTTATCCGTTGCTGCCGTCCAATTGAGAGTTACTCCTGTTTGCGTCAATCCACTTGTCGTGAGATTCGTGACATTGCTTGGGGCTGTTGTATCCGCCGGCGGTGCGCTCGTTGTTACATCCACACTTGTTCCACTTGCAGCATTCCCACTCACATCTTTAGCCTTTACCCAAAGAGTATAGGCTGTAGAAGCAGCCAAGCCATTCACATTGTAGGTCGTTCCCGTAACATTGGCTAAGAATGTGGTTCCGTTGTAAATGTCATAAGATGCTACATCACTCGATACTGAAGCGGTCCAGTTCAGTGTTAGACCGGTCTGCGTGATATTAGACGTTGTAAGATTTGTAACGTTCGCTGGCGATGTAGTGTCAGCACTTGAGGAAGTTGTAACTGTGGTTTGAGTTCCCGACGAAATGTTATTCGCTGCGTCTTTTGCCTTGATTGTAAATGTGAATTGGGTGGCTTGAGTCAACCCAGTAACATTGTAGGTTGTATCCGTTACAGTTGCGAGTAGAGTGGATCCGCGGTAAACATCATAACCAGTGCAGTCACTAGAAGCAGAAGCATTCCATGTTAGTGTCAGGCTTGTAGCAGTGAGATTTGATGTAGTGAGATTGGTGACGTTGTCAGGTGGAGTGGTGTCGATTGGGGGTTGAGTTACGACAGATCCACCAATTGTTTGTATACCCTCAGCACGCCAGGGTACCGTGCTGTTGATAGTGACGACCGTAAAAGGTTTGTATCGTCCTGACACGACTTCTCCAGCTTTAACCACTCTTGTTTTACCGTTAATGGTGAAAGTTAGATCCGCTGCCCCAACTGTTCCAGGTACCGAATCATTACTTATTTCGATCCCAGTCATCTCACTTGTAAATTCTTTTGTTAAGTTGCCGCTGCCGCTGAAAGGTTCATCTGACACTTCTACAGACGACTGCATCCGGTAAGAACCACCCGATCCCCTTACGAGCTCCCAATCTCCCTGCTCATTCAAGAATTGAGGAGGAGTGATGTTGCCTATTTTAATCATTGGTTTAAGTTCATCAGGCATTAATTAAATCCACCTCCTACGCTAGATCAGATTCAAAATTGATTAAGATGTACCCTTGATTCGGGAAGGTCTCGACACTTCCGTCCTCATAAGTAACCTCGAACTCAGCCTTCATTGTCCCGAGTGCTGTTACTTCTTCTGGCTCGAAAACAAAACATACAATACCATCGTCAGCAACTAGGATATCCGCTTCACGATTTACTAGGAGCAAACCCTTTCTGTATGTCGCCATTTTGAATTTTACCGAAGCATTATTCAATTTCACCGGCGTCCCTTTAGGGCTTATAAGAGTCGCTTTAATGGCCGTCCTTGTGTCTCCTCGTTTCATGGTTAGTGCCATCAATCCACCTCTTTCCGCTCAGCAACATTTTGCACAGGAGCAACGAAATGTAGGAGGGTTTCGACCTTTACGAGCTGCACGTCAACACTATTTTTGATGGGTTCAATAACGATGCTTTTATCCATGATTACCACCTTCTCTAAAAAGACAATAAGCCCCGATTCGGACTAAACCGGGGCATAATTCAATTATTCCAATGGCTTGCCGTCAGTTCCCAGGTCCATAGCAGCGAGTTCAGCTTCCACAGCTGGCTTCAAGTTAACAGGAACTTGTTCGAATGTTTTGTAGCCCTTGACGATTAGCGTTACGTATACTGTGACCATTGTGTCTTCACCTCCTCCCAACAACAAAAAAAGAAGCCATATAATGGCTCCTCTAAACATTGTTTTGATCCAGTAAAACTTGAACTTTTGGTCTTAAATTCAACGGCACTTCGTCGATCGTTTTCTTTCCAAACAGAATGAGCTTGTAATAGATTTGTACCATATTACTCCGTGCCTCCTTGAAGTGCCAAAATCATTTCGTACAACTCTGTGATGGCCAACATATTGTTGATGGTTTCTTGCTCTGCAGCAGCCTTTTCGGCTTCTTTTTCTTCGTATACTTGAGTTAGCGCAAGCATGAGATTGATTGTTTCTTGCTCCAGCTGAGCTATTTTTATTTGGTCTGGCGTCGGTTGCGGATCCACCGGTTCAGGAGGAGGCGCGGGCGTCCAACTGCCGTTGGAATAAATATCTCCTGGGTTCACGTTGTCCTCTTCCGTTAGTGGTATCATGTGATCCGCAACGACTTCACCGGAAAGGTGGGACACGCTCACACATACCCCGGTTGCTAAATCGATTTGTCCATATTTAAACATTGGGTTTTCCTCCTAGAAAAATTCAATGACTTCCCAAGCAAAGTTTGCGTTGCTTGAATAAGTGCCCGCTTGCTCTATTCTTATCGTCGTCGAGTTAAGGAGATAGCACCTATATACGGAGTTACCAGAAGAAATTGTATACATATTCCCCGTATTATTAAACTTCACAAATGCTTTGTTCACGTTTACGGCAGAGATTGTAATTGATTCTGTTGCGAAGCTCGAAACGCCACGTTGAACGCTTTTCATTTACCCACCGCCTTTAATAGAACTCAACAACCTCCCAAGCAAAGTTTGCGTTGCCTGTCCAAGTTGATCCGGGAGCAATTACAAGGGTTGTAGAGCTTGTCAACGACGCCCTATACACCGATGATCCATCCGTCGCCATGTTACCGACGTTATTGAACGTTACAAAGGACTTGGACATGTTAACCGCTGAAATGGTAATTGTCAGGTTTGAGCTTGCTGAAACGCCCCTTTGTACGCTCTTAATCCCGCCTAAGCCTTGCCATGCTGTACCGTTCCACCATTCGACGTAAGTACCACCAGAGGCGACGCGCATACGAGGCAGATTATCCCCTTGGTACTTTATTGTACCGTCAATCAAAAAGGTATTAGATGACCAAATATACTGCCAAAAATGTCGAGATACACCGCCCTTACTCCCATAAACTCCCGTATACTCCCCGAGTGTATTGGAGTAAAAATATGACGTATCAACCCCATTTTTAAATCCAATTCGCCTTTCAACACTTCCCGATATATCCGCATTTATATCGCCCGTCATAATACCGCCTGTACGCTGTAAAGCCCCGTCAGCCGTCACATGAGCGGCGGCAATAGCATTCTCCATTTGATTCAAGTTCGCTGCGTTTACAGGCGTTCCGGCTTGTGTTACTGTACCCGGATCAGCGGTTAATGTTATTTGGTTGTTGTTTTGATCTCTATAACGATTTGCGAATTGTACAGCCCTATCAAGCCATACCCTTGGCGAGTAAGCCATTAAGCCAACCTCCCAGTCTGCCCACAGTTAAACGTGCCGCAGTATTTGAAACTTTCGAAAACTAATACCCCAGTATCAATAAGCAACTTAACATTCTGCTCAAGCCTATTCGCGTCATTGTAATCGAACGTATTGCCGACCGCCCAAGTTTTCGCGCCGCCGTACCCGGCCGGGGTCATGAAGTTGCTCTTGATATATTCAATATTTTGCTCGATCCGGTTAATGGACGAGAGAAAATCAATGCTGTAGTTCGTCCGGTTCTTCACGATGCCGACTTTCGGAGTGTCCGAGGTCCATGATACACCGCCGACTAAAGTACCAAATACGACCCCGGTTGTGGGAACTACGCTTGTACCCGTGCCCTCATTGCATTTCCAGTAACCGACAAGCCCGGCCTCTGTGCCTTTCAGGAAGCGGCGCATACTGTCCTGTATCTGTGCTTGGCTGCGTGCATAGTTCCAAATCCGAACGTCATCCACGCAACCCTTGAACCATTCATTAGGTGCGGGGGCCGTTCCGTTCGGGTTGCCTCCGATAAGCAAGGGCGCGCCTGTGACGGGTGGAGTAATGACGCCGCCGTAATTTATGGTAGCCTCGACTTTTCCGTCTACAAAGAAATTCAATTGAGTGCCCGTCGTGTTGTATGCAAGATGATACCAACGATCAAGCACAATGTCTGTTAACCCCGCCGCCGTTTGATATACGCCGCCGACGCTAATCATGGCAAGCATTCTTTTCGGTGCAGCGGGGCTATCGTATTGAAAACCGAATCCCCCGGCGTCGAAGTTACCCAATATTGTTTGAGTTCCCCCCGTGCTTCCTTTGACCTTAACCCAGCATTCAAAGGTCATGGAGTTTCCTATCTGTGATTGCATCGTATTGCCGAAATTCACATAACCGCTTACCCCGTCGAATGACAAGGCGTATAGGTTCTCCTCTAGGCCGACGATATTGTATTGGATGCTGTTCAGATAGTCGGCAACCTCTTTGATGTTGTTTTCAATCCGGTTCCAGTCGTCAGGGTTCATGTAATCATTTGCCGTCCAATTGAGCTTGGGAGTGATCCACGCCATTAGTTGACCCCTCCCTTTGCTTCCGTTTTTACTGATAAGTACCCGGCGTACTCGATCTCATTCTTTGTCACGTAGGCGCTCATTGTGCTACCGTATGTGTTCTCCATTGAGAGAACGTCATTAAGCTCTAGGGCCGGGTTTCCTCGCCACCTAACGGAATAGGTTGCCCTGTATGCTAACTGCGCCATAAGCCAATTAGCGACCGCCTGAGCGCGTGCAGAGGTGTTGATCAAGGTGTTCTTTTCCAACTTCAGGGTGTCGCCTACTTTGTTGATAGGGTGATCCACACCGACAACACCGGACGTTGAAAGGTCGGTCCAGTATGTCACTTCTACCCGCTTGATTGCTTTATCTAAGGCGATTTGAGGCTCATTATACATATTGTCAAAGTCGGCTGAATCGACCGGGGTCATATCGCCAAGGACAGTCTCCATTGCATAGGTACGCCCGGCTGCTGTCTCTGCATAGGTTCCAGAAATGGAGCTGTCAAAGACGGTTTTCCAAGTCACTCCGTCCGTCGATATTTCCGTTTTGGTCCCGTTGTATATCCTGCCATCTGCGTAATAATGCCAAACTTTGACCGTTTCTATATCCATAGCAGAGCCTAGATCAACTTGCACCCAGTTATTGATAAGAGAGGTGTCCGCCCCTAGATATGTGCCCGCTGCTGCTGAGGTATCACCATTCGTTACTAGCCCTACAGAACCGTTAGCAATAACTATATTGGTTGTTACGGCTTTACCAAGAGCCACGTTTGTTCCTGCTGTGTTGGTTGCTTGGACTTCGATCCAGTGGTTAGCCTGATTTGCGTTACTTCCCCCACTTATCCAATCCCGGATATACCGCACCCTGCGAGTCTTGTTACACTTCAGGGTGATCTTACCGTCACGGGTGACGTAGATATTCGCGCCCCCAGCTATGGCTATCATTTGGAGTAGGTCGCGAAAGTTCGTTTTCTCTACAAGTGAATTTGTCGTTATTGTCTTTAAAGCGGGGTCTAATGAATAGTTCGTGATCCCACAATAGACGAACAGAGAAAGCGCCAAATCATACAACGATTGATTGAACGCGGTGAGATTTTGGAAATCAAAACTTGCCATGCTATCAAGATTGGTCCGGGCCGTAAACGTAGCTGTTAAGCTGCCCTCGTCGCTCTGCCATTCTTGAAGCAGATAGTTACCAAGGGGGATGTATTCGAAGTTACCGCCCCCGACGTCAAGCCCAATCTCTCCTATGACTTGCTGACGCTGCTGCAAATATTTATAAAACCCGGTTGGGTTCAAGATGTTAAAAAGTCGGTCTGAGTTATCAATCGTGAACTTGAACTCAGCAGAAGGGAGTTTGCCAGTGAGCAAGTCCATTTCCTCGACCAAGCTAAGGTTGATCAAATTGTCATCCGTGTACTGCTTCACAAATCCAAAATCGACCTCGAACACCCGGGCGCGTCGGAAGGGCTTTGACCATTTCTTGATTGTGACGGATACCTTCCTGTAGTTGTAAAGCTGCCCGATTGGGACCGCGATAATATCGGTGTTACCTGTGACTGATTTCGTCGTTATTACCGCACCCCCGGCGTCATATGCGGTCATGTCAAAGTCGGTCGCATATTCTCCGATTACTTGGTCAAAGGTGACTGTTAGCCCGGCGCTGGAGTGGTTTGAACCGAAGTCAAATGTCATAGAAGGATATGCTTCATGGTAGGGGTATTTATCTGAAATGTACGCTTGGGCTGCTGATAAACTCAAGCCGTCAATATACGTTTTTTCTGCTGCTGTAATCTCATAAATGCGGAACCCGTCAGCATTAAACGTTTGCCCGTTGGTAGGCGCTGCACCCATTATTATAGCTGGGTAGATAGCGGTGACAGCTCCGAATTGAGCGGGTGAGATTGTTGCGTATACGATTTGAAAGTTTGCCGTGGGCACGATTGCAGGACCAGAGGACAGAGAAACGCCACCCGAAGCATTTTCGAAGCAAGCCACCGCATGAGGGGTATTGCCGCAAACTTCAGCGACGAGAAGATAGTACTTTGTGTTATTAATTGCATACCCCGGGCCGCCTTGGTTATTGCGTATTTGTGCATTGGTCCCAATTACCACCGCTTTAGCCGACGCAGAACCATACACAAATTTCGATGTATCCAGTGTAACGGTCGATCCACTAGCACCAACCCACGAACCCAAGACATCAATATTCCCGTCAGTTTCGAGTAAATTTTTAAGAAAAGAGCCGTCAGAGGAAGAGATAAACAAACTACTCCATCCGACTTCTTCATTGTTCGTGATCACATCGTCAGCAAATGAAAAAGAACCGTCCAAGCGGAAGCGGTCCTTCTCCAATGTTGCGGCCTTATATGTCATGCTGCGCCTCTTGTCGATGAGGTGCGTCTTAATACTTAACGGTGATTCCGGTGAAGTCGTGATATTGGTGACATCCCCGGAGGCGGTAACATCGCTAATATCGAACGTCACGCGCCCAGCTGTTCGTCTTTCAGGCGCGTATATGTTGTTCTTGAAATTTTGGGTCGTTCTGTACATATGCCGCGCCTACCTTTCGATCAGATTAAACTTCAAATCCTTATATCTAGGCACACCATCTAAAAAATCAATCATCCCAGCTGTTCTATCTCCACAATAAAATGTTGCAGTGCGAAAATCCCCCGTCTTCATATCAAAGTAAGTCACATCAAAAAAGTTAGGAGCGACAGCATTCAGAATTTTTGTCATTTGCTCTTGCGTTACAAATTTCCAAGTGAGATCAAGTTTCGCTTTGGTCGCGATCAACTCTGAAATTAATGTGCCATTGGTGTTACGTTCAGCCTTTTTGATATCCATAATTCCAGGTGTGCATTCAGAGGGGGTCGGCATTTCGACCCCACCTATTTTTAAAAGCGGTTCGGCCACCTATACCCCTCCTAACTTGTAGTGATCATACCGCCACCAATTCTGATGTTCTCTTTATTGAGATAAGGAGCAATAACCCTCGCTAGACTTACTCCATCAATTATGAGGTTTGTAGTGCCGCTATTGTTTTTGTTTCCGTTATTACTCATTTGCATTGCAGTCAAGACCGCGGTACCAAGAGCACTGGCAACCTTATCGACAAATCCACTATTCTCAAGCGGCATGATAAGTTCGGATCCTGCTTCGCCGGCAATGTAGTTCCCCATGTTCGTGGCACCATCAACAATACCACCGCGTTTTAGCATAGGGAGTTTCGGGATCTGAGGCATTCCAATTTCAAAACCTCCGATGACGCCACCAGTGATTGGATTAGTGAACCCGGGAACGCTGATTTTAATTGAGTTGAATTTATCGATGAAGGTGTTTATCATCCCGGTAACAGTATTGATTGAATTTTTGATATTTCTAACAATCCCATCCCAAACGTTAGAGATTATACTTGAGATGCCTTCCCACATGGACTTCGAATTGTCACGAAGCGTCTCCATCATGCCACTGTACAGGCCATGTATTGCTTCTAAAGCAACTTTGATAGTTCCGAGGATGGTCGTGAACACCAGCTTAATGATTCCATGAATTGCGTCTGTCGCCCCACTAGTGGCTTGTTTTATTCCGTCCCAGAGAGTTTCCCAATCGAGAGTAAACACCCCGATAAACACCTTTACAAGCCCCATGATGACATCCAATGCGCCACTGACAATATTCTTGATGCTGTCCCAGATCCCTGATAATAGATCTGCAAATGCTTCCCAAGCCAGTTGGAGGCCTTTAATTATTGCACCAACAAATGGCTCTAAAAAGAACCAAATGACTTTCCAAGCATTAATCAGTGCCTCAGCAATACTCGGCCAGTACTTATTCCAGAATTCGGACAGTTCACCTAATTGATCGGCGATGAACGTAAAGATATCAATCATCAAAGAGGAGATGGTATTCCAAATTGAGGTAAAGATCCTAGTTACATCATCTCCCCATCGTTTCCAGAATGCCTGCATTCCTCCCCATATCGCTAAGGAAATTGTATTAATGAAGTCAAAGGTGTTCTTGAAGAAAGTCTTTATTCCATCCCAAGAGGCTACGAAAGCTGACTTAATATCATCGCCATTTGATGCCCAAAAGCTTTTCAAACCGTCCCAGACGACTCCCGCCGCTTTTGCGATCCATTCCCAAGCTGCTGATAGCTTGACTTTAATATCCTCCCATAGGGCAATGACACCAGTTCTGAACTCCTCGTTGTTCCGCCATAGATAGATAAACGCCCCTGCTAATGTTGCAAGAGCGATAACAAGGAGACCGATCGGACTCAAGATCGCTGAAATGGCGGCACCGATAAGTTGGAACGTTGTGCTTACACCTTTGATGACTAAGAGCGTTGCGAAGGCTGTAGCTATACCACCAAGAGCAGCGATAATGATTTCCTTGTGCTGTACGATGAATGTAGTCATCTCACCAAAAGCCTGCTTTACCTTGTTAGCCATCTCTTGGATTTTAGATGAAATTTTAGTCGTTTCATCTTCGATCCCATCGCCCATCCCTAGCCCGACACCACTGTTTGCTGAGTCTCCTGCAGCGTCATCTTCATCATCTTTACTTCCACTACCTAAGGAATTGATCTCGTCGAAGCTTGCGAGTGAGTTTGCTGCTTTCTTAGCTTTCTTGCCCGTCGCGTCAAGCGAGTCCCCTAAGCCGTCTACAGCGCCAGATTGAGCATCAATTGACGCAGCTTGATCAAATCCTGCCTTGATGTTTGCTTTAGGGAATAAGGCCCTCATGAACGCAGATACGTTTTGAAAAGCTACCTCAGCCGCCCTTGCCATTTTCGTAAGCAAAGGCAATGCAATATTGAGAATGGGAAGGAACGCCTGCCCTAAAGCTAACCTCATATCTCCGAGCGCGGCCGTGAATCCACCCTTTAACAAAGCGGTATTTTGTGCAATTTCAGTTCCGAAGTTAGCTGTCGTTGAATCCAAGATGTGATAGTAAAGGATGGTCTTTTTCATTCCCTCACTGAGTTCTTCCCAAGGAGCATTATTCGCCATCTCTTTGTAAGCCCGGGATTGCTGGATTGCTGCGACACGAACGTTTACGCCGAGCTCATCCGCACCATCAGCTTCCTGGTTCATTGCAGAACGCATACGGTCAGAGATCTCAATCTGAGACATTCCGGTTCTGCTCCGGATAATCGCTGCAGCTTTAATTAAATCCGTCGTCTTTTTCAGCAAGTCTTGTTCATCTTTTGCGATAGACTTTAAGCGCAAAGAGAAGTTATTTCCCATTTCCGCTGCAGAGAGCTTAGAGAATCCCATAGCATCACCAACGGTGTTCTGCCATTTTACGAAATCGCCCATACTCTTTCCGAGAGTTTTACTCAAGGTTCCCATTAGGGCTTCGAACTTGATCGCATCTTCTACTGCGGAACCCAGACCTGCGCCAAGGGCGATTCCACCTAGTGCCGCAGCAATACCGCCGAGGGCTGTTTTCATTTTACTGCCGAAATCCTTTAAGTCTTTCTGCGCCCTCTGCATTTCTTTACGCATCTGGGAAAAGTCTGCGCCGGCACGAATGACTAGGTTACGAATGACTGAAATGAGGATTACCTCCTTTCTAATAACAAAAAAAGAGCCCGCTTTAGGCTCCCAGTTAATTTACAGTTCCGCCGAACATCGCGTTTAGTCGTTTCACCTCCGCGAGCATATCGGCGCCTGATTGTTCCTTCTTTTTCTGTTCTTGCGGACCATCGTCAAACAATTTCTTTAGATCCGGCATCTTTTTAACTCGTTCGAAGTAAGCGCCCATATAAGCCGCTGTAATCCGTTCCTTTTGCATGAATGACTCTTGCTTGTTGCGTTCCTGGATATAGACCGCAAGTTCAAATGGAGTCATCTCGTTGTATTCAGAGAGCGAGACTCCTGCGAAAGCGGCAGCCTTTATTGACTCCTCCCAATCGAAGGGTTTATCTTCGGCTACTTCTTCGCTTTCTGAGCGTTTCCCACCGGTTGGGTGTCGGCTGATTTGAAAGCTGCAGAAAGAGCCTCTGTCATTTTGCCAATGTAATATTGAGGATTAGGTGCTTTATCAAGCAAGTCCTCCATATCATCAAGTTGCAAGTCCTTATCATCTGCTAGGAGACCACAATATATAATCTTTTCAATCTGTTCGAAATCAAGGTCACCGTCGCCGATTTGCTCCATTGTCATTCCTGTCAATGCTGAAAGGTGCTTGAGTGCTTTATGTCCAAAACGCAATACACGCGGTCTATCCAATTCAATGATTACAAGATCGTTGTTATTAGCCATTGTTATTTCATCCTCCAAATAATAAAAATAAGGCTAGAACTGGTTATAGTCCTAGCCTGATTGATTAATTGTCACTAGGTTGTTTTTACAACTACAACTTCGTAAACCTTCTGTGTTTTGCCCGTCTCGTTTGCAAGGATCGTCAGTTTCTTACCTTGGTTTAATGTCAATGGGATAGCAGCTGAAGGGGATCCGCTGACAAGGTCTTGCGAATAAACGCCGTCAATGTAGAGTTTAATCGTGTGCGAAGCTGCCGTTGCCGTAATTGTTACAGAGGTAGCAGATACACCACTGAATGTATAACTGTAGTTCCCATTCGCGAATGCCGGAGACAAAGCACCGCCTGTACCGGAGAGAGCTAGCGCGGAAAGTCCAGCACTTGGTGTAGTGCCAAGCGAAGGAGCTCCGGAAATCTTGATTGTGGCTTCAAAGCCGATCGCTCCGTCTACCTCAACCCCAGTTGTTTTAAAACCCGTGACGCCGCCTGTAAACGTCCAAGACGCTCCCAAGGCAGAAGGGAAAAGGATGGTATAGGTATCGATCGTACCGCTCTGGAATGCATTATATAGAGCCATTTGGCCCTGTAAATCAGACGGATCAAAGAAACCGACAACGCTAACCTCACCGGCTTCTTTAAAACCCGGGATAGATTCACGGTAGCCGCCGCTACTTGCAAGATGAGTAGCATCAATGGTCTCTGCTGTCATCACAGGCGGTGTGATGGATGTTACCTGAGCGATGGAGTTTGCACCGATTTTCATGAGCGTTCCTAATGCTCTATAAACTGTCAAATTAACGACCTCCTATATATAAACTTGAAATGGAATGGTGGACCGGTATAATTCTGGTTCAACATCATAACCCTCTTGCGGTTCAGAACAGATAATATCCTGCACATAAAGCGATCCATTACCTATAGCCCGGGATTGAAAGCCGATAATGGCCTCAGTGACGAGTGAAGTAAGCTGTTTCATATCCGGATAGGTTTTAGCTACAATGCTGACTTCTGCAGATATGCTTTTGCTGTTAATATAGCCGGCCAAGGTTTTTAGCTTTAGTCCTTCATTTGAGACGTAAGCCACATATGGAGCCGTCTTGTCCGCACTTACAACCAAAGGAAATACTTTGTTCGTTAATGCAGGTATTAACTCAATTTCAAAAGCTAAAGCTTCCTCGAATCTCAACTATCTTACCCCCTCTCACTAAGGATCTTATCGATTTCTTTTCCTGCTGCTTTTATGACTTCGGATTCGATCTTGTCCGCATTATTCTCAATGGCATGTCTCAGATAGCGGTAGCCAGGCGTATAGTGTCCGTTCGTCGTCCATCCATACTCCTGCGAAGCTGGGTAGTATGATCGTTTATTCGTCTTTGATAGCTTAACGAATACGTCGTTCATCTTTGGATCGATCATAATTCCGTATACTTTTTTACCCGGCTTCACCTTGCGCTCTGCCTTCATGATGACACCCTTTTTGAGTTGACCGGTATCTACAGGAGCATTTGACTTCGCCGCTTTCCTCGCTATCGCAGCCCCAGATCTAGCGGCTTTGTTAGCCACCTTCTGAGGCACTTGACCGAGTCGCCGCATATCACGCTCAAGCTGCCTTAAACCCTCGATATCCCCTCGTCTAGCCACTAAATCACCAACTTACAGTAAAATAGCAACTCGCGATTTAATGATTGAACATTAATAACGGAAAGTATTTCGTAGACCTCAGTGCCATGTTGAATTCTCATGGTATTGTTCATTCCAGGTTGGTACCTTGTTCTGAACTTTACTTCAACCAGACTCTGTACCGCTGCAGCGCTGAAATACTCTTTACCTAACAAGGGCTCTTTGGAGGCTCGTATAGTCAGGATGTCAATCCATTCATTATTGCTCTCACCATATGAATTCCGACCTGGTTTTAAAGTTTTTATCGTAATGGTCTGCTTCAACTTACCGGCGTTTATCATTTCGACGCATCATCCTCATTATCGTTCCGAGGAGATTCATTTTTATCGACTCCACCTCGACCTGGACCTTTACCGGTATTGGAAGTTTCTTGCCTCTGCTGACTTTTTTGCTCCTTCACTTCTTCGCCAAGGTAACCAAGTTCACGAAGATCATTACACCTTTGGGCGTTTCCTTCGTAAATAGAGTCAACAGGGTAGTAAATACCATTACTTTTCTCGATAAACTCGACCGAAACAATGTATTTTTTCATCTAATCACCTACTTTCATCAATCTTTAAGCTGCAAGATGATGCTTTCCAAACTGAAATTTAGCTTGTCGATCTTCATTGAGGGATCCCGATTTTCGTAATGGAGGGATACGTAAAGCATGATGGCCAGTGTGTAACTGGCCCCTTCCTGCTCAACAACTCCCGCTTTATTCAAATACTCCTTAGCTGCTTCAATTAGGAGAGCGAGGGTTAAATCATCCTCGCTCCCATCAATTCGCAGATATCCTTTCAATTCTCCCAACGAGAGCTCCATAAAATCACCCTTAATTAAGGCGTAGCAACCACTTTCGCGATGCGGAATGCGGATTTCAGCTTGATTTTATGGTCAACCCAAGCTGTAAGAACGAACAATTCAATGCCGGTTTTAACGTCTTTGTCACGATCGTATAACACTTGTGGATCGTAGTTGATGTGAGAATAACGGAAATCACCAACAATTGGCTTAGTTGCAGAATCGCAGAACACAACAGGCTTTCCGAGAACTTGCTCAGGTTGCGCATTGTACAGTGTTGCATTGCCATTTGCCAGCGTCTCGATGATATCCATATAATCCGCATAACGCATCATGATGCTTGCGTTTTCGCGGTAATCTTCATGCAGAGCTGCAATCGAGGCCTTGATAGCTTTATAAAGGTCAGACCCCACAACTTCGGTGATGCCATTTTGAGTGGAATAGAAGCTCATCAGCTCTTCACCCGTGGCCGGTGTTGTAGCAAAAGCAACTTTCTTCTCTTTTGCAGCAAGACCGCTTTGTAAAGCTTGGTCAACAGTTTGCACAAGGTTCGTGTCCGTAGCCGCCAGGATCGTCTCGGAAATCGGAACGAACACCTTGAATTTGTGTCGGCCAAAAGTTACAACGTCACCATCGGCTTTTAGTTCTTTAGCCGTTGCTGTGTCAGCGATGAAATCATCATTAGTGTCGAGTGTGAAGTTTACTTTCGGGATTTCGAGATTCGCGACACTTGTCACCGTCGCAACATTGCGCAACGGATTTTTCACGAACGGCTCGTGAAGCAACTCAGTCGACATTGTGGATGGAAGGATCTTCTCTCCACCTGTGCTGTTTCCATCGCCGAGAGCGGCTTTGATTTCCGGAGATACGGTTTTACCACCGATGACCGCACGAATTAGGGCTGCTTTAGCCGCAGCAACCTTTGCTTTAGGGTCAGCAACGTTCTCAATTGGGTTGCGTTGAAGGTTCTTCAGTTGCTCTGCTTCCATTTCGTCATGCTCTTTTTGCAGGATGTCGAAGCGAGCTTTCAAGTTAGATTCCTTTGTTTCCAGCGCCTTAATGTTATCAATGTTTGCATCTGGCTTAGATGCTTCTGTCAATTTTTCTTGCTTTGCAGCTGCGTATGCATTGCCGATTGTAACAAGATCATTCTTAAGGTCGAATAAAGTTTTCATTTAAATACCTCCCAGGTATGATTTCAAATTTTGTAATTCAAGTCTTGCGATATTGGCAATATCCTGCCGCTGTTGCTCTGTCAAACCCTTATTTTCAGGGGTTGCGGGCTCCTCTTTTGGGATAATTGCGGCCGGAACGTTACGGTATTTAGCTAAGAGTTTGTTATTGGCATGAGCCGCAACTTGCTTGGATTCCCCTACTACATCACAGAGTCCATAGTCAAATGCCTCTTGCGCAGTCAGCCAAGTTTCTGCTTCCATAAGTGAGATAAGATCGTCCTCAGATAGATTATCTCCCGCCTTGGTAAGGTAAGACTGTCTGATCGACGTATCAACCTTCTCCAACATGTCCGCGGCTTCACGAAGGTCTTTAGCGTTTCCTGCGGTGTACATCCATGCATTGTGAATCATCATCATAGCGTTGCTTGGCATGATGATCGTATCGCCTGCCATCGTAATGACCGATGCAATTGACGCCGCAAGCCCATCAACATGGATATTTACATGCGCCTTGTGGCGCTTAAGCATGTTGTAGATAGCCACTCCCTCGAAGACGTCGCCGCCGGGCGAATTGATGTACACGTTCAGTGTTTTAAGCTCACCTAGCGCATCCAGTTCGCCTTTGAAGCTTTTTGCAGAATGGGCATAATAACCACCGCCCCATGACGCAATCTCAAGGTAAAGGTAAAGATCAGCTTCGTCAGTCGTTTGGTTTTTAAATTCCCAAAACTTTTTGCTCATTTTTTATTATCACCTCCTCCACAAAGTAATCAGTCAGCTTTTGTTTTCGTGATATTTCGTTGGTCTACAGGTGTATCGATCGGGTACAAATCACCGCTAATAAAGAGCTTTTCTCCGCCTGGCTCAGGAGGTTGTTCCAACATTGCGCGTACTTCGTTTGGCTTGTAGATACCGGAACGAATGGCTTTGAAGAACGCCTCCATTTGAGTAGCCATATCCGCACGCAGAAGAGCACCGACATTGAACTTGTAATAAAGTCCAGATCGGCGCTCCTGTGGGGTAAGCAGCTTTCTATTAAATTCCTGTTCATAATGTCGGACAATGGCTAATAATGTGTATGTGACATACTCAAGGCTCATTTGCTCCATGCTTGAGTAACTAGCACCTTCAGTCTCGCCTAACATACTAACTGGCATATTAAACACTGTAGCGACGCGTGATCGAGTGATTTTTTCGACTTCGAACACCTTTGTATCGATAAATTTCTTTTCGATAGGCTCAATTTCAATCCCTGATTCCTGGATCAACACGCCGCCATTATCCTTGTAAAAATCCTTGAAGTTAGCGATTACTTCAGCTTTCTTTTCCTTACCGACATGAGCTGCATATTTCAGGATGAATGATGCGTGGATAGCACCTTCCATCTGGCTTAAGCTAAACTCACGAACCTCTCGGTCAAAGTCAATTGTATTCTTCAACACGTCGATTGGACTGATGCCTTTATAACCGTTTTGAATCGTATGAATGTGCTTGACGTGAATCATATCAAGATTATGGACGTAATAACGGCCCTTCTCGCCGTCTATTTCATACCATAAATCGCCAGAATCCACTTCAATAATCGGACTAACACAGGTAGGATCCAGTATGATAAGCTGCTCCAATTGTTGCATCCTGCCATACATCTTCAATGCATATCCATTTCCGTGTACATTTCTGTGCGTCTCGAGTATTCGAATGAAATCAAAGCTAGTCATGTTATTGTTTGGCGCGTTTGATATTTTGTCCGACACATCTGTTTGAACCGGTTTGAAGTCGCGGTAAAGTTTCAACGGCAGCGTTGACATTGAATTGGAGAGTCGCGATACAGCCGCAAATATCGTCTCATTGTTGGCTAATTTACCACTAGTTCCCCACTGGAAGATTGATTTCCCGCCACGAAACCACCTTGAAAAGTTACCGTCAGTTACTTCGTTATAACTATTCCTAATTACACGCCAAGCAACTTTAGCTCTCTGCCATATATTCAAATTTTCATCACCCCCTTAGCAGATCCTTGATAGATACAAAGTCAACATTCCCACTTAGTTCAGGTGCTGCCATACGCTTGATCGTTTCGGTGTGTGCGTTGAGCCAAGCGGCAAAACCATCTATCTTACGATATCTACCTTGCTTTGTAGGTAACCAATTTCCGTTTCGATCCTCAACCAATTTCACATTGTTCAAGTACCAACGCAGCAGCTTGTTGTTGTTATAAATGATTTTGCCATCAAGCAGCAGTTCTTTAATATCTTTGAGTGGGATATTGAGAGTAAGTGCACCTTGTCGGACTATTTCGCAGACAAAGCCGAATGCCTTCAGATCCTCTACTAACCGATAAGCATTGGCAGGGTCAAAGGTGATTAAATCGATTTGGTAAAGTTTCGATTGTTCGACAAACCAGTCAAAGACGTATTTGTAATCGACATAAGCACCCGGGCAGATCGTGAGCAGTCCTTCTTCCTCCCACTCCTTAAACGGTAGCTTCTCATTATCCAAATCCACCTTTTTCTGTGGCACCCAGGAATGAGACAAAACAAAAACGCGTCCATCGTCGAGTGCGAACTCGAGACACGCGCTTGTGAAGTCTTCTGTTTGTGACAGGTCGAAACCGCCAACGCAACTACGGCCTCTCAACGTTTGTATATCGATGACCTTGTTGTTCTTCTTGATGACTTCGAAATCAATGAATGATTGCTCATCTGCTTGCACGAATAGGTTTAAGCGTTTTGTTATAAAGTCGTTTCGCTCTGCCGGGATGTGCTGTCGGCTTTCCCATTCCTCAATCAGCGTATCAATTTTCAATGTTGTTCCTAAGCTAGGGTTCGCCTTAATCCAGTTGTCCGGATTGTTAAGATCATCATCCTCATCGAGTTCAGCCATGAAGTAAAAGGTACGCTCATCTTGAATAACACCGCTCAATACATCTGCACCCTTCTCGTAATAATCCATGAGTGGACCGTCGAGTTGGTACCCTGCAGTTGTGATATAAATCAACATCGGCTGTGATCTAGCCCCGGTGCTGTTCTTAATAACATTAATTAGCTTGTAACCTTTATATTCATGGATCTCGTCGAAGACGGCGAATGATGCATTCTTACCATCAAGCTTTTTACTGTCGGTCGCAAGCGGTACGATCTTAGAAACCGTCTTACCATATCTTATTTCATGCAGCGTTGATTCAAAGTGACGATCAAGAAGCGCGGATGCCTTGACCATCGCCTTGCATTCATCGAACAGCTCTCGAGCTTGTTCTTTTGAATTGGCTAGTTGGAACACTCTGGCGCCGTTCTCGCCATCCTTTGAGGCAGCATAAAGAGACAAGCCACTGATCAGAGTGGTCTTCCCATTTTTCCGGGCGACATAAACCAAACCTTCCTTGAATCGCCGAACCCCCGTATTCATATGAACCCAGCCGTACAAGGATCCGATTACGAAATGCTGCCACGGTTGCAGTTCAAGCCGGTCAAAGTCGCCCTGAGATGGTTTGCAGAACTGCTCAATGTACGTTACTGGCCTGTAGCCTTTCTCTTCATCGAAGATATAAGGAAAGTTCTCATACCCTTGCCGCTCCAAGTCGTTTAAATGGCGTTGGCATGCCTGGTAAACTTTTTTCGATGTGATGATTAAGTGAGCAACAACCGCTCTCGCATATGCCGTTGTTTTAAGCTTAGAATTTTTCGAATTCGTCTCGCTTGTCGCTGTCACCATCATTGTCGCCACCTTCCGACTTAACAAGGCCCGCGACCTTCCGATCTGATGCCGGTGTAAGCTTGAGCTCAGCTTGCAGCTTTCGCTGCTGCTCAACAATCTTCAAAACTGCATCGACCGATTTGTTTGAACGGTACATTTCCTGCGTGCCGTTTTTGAACAATTCAACCGAGCCGCGTTTTTTGATATCCTCAATGTGTGCTCGCTTCAATTGCTCAAGCAACACCATATTATCGACCAGCATAATTGTTCGCTCGCTTAGGTTGTTATCGATCTCGAGTTCTCTGACAAGAATTTTGAATAACTCCCTGGCAGCGACGGACGTAATTATGGCTTTGGGTTTAAACATTGAACCCCCCCTCCCATACGAAAATATTATCCGCGCCGAAAACGAATGTGGACACGCGGTCTTAGCGTTTAAATCATTTTAAAATCGAAAGGAGGGGGGATTGGACAACTTTTCGACATCTAGAACGTTGGACAGGTTCCATGCCTGTACGGCGCTCCTAGCGCGTCTGACGACATGCATATAATCACCTCAATTCTCTATTCGCATTCGACTGGATGATGCGAGCAACTCTTGTCTTTACTTTTGTTTTCTCTTTCACACCATGCACTGTGTTATGACATGAATTGCAAAGACTCTCCAGGTTATCAAGGTCCAATCCTTTCTCACGATCATCACGTAAAGGTATGATGTGATGGACCATATCTGCCGGCACCAGTTTCTTTTTACTGAAGCATCTTCGACATAAGTAGTTATCCCTAGTAAGAGCTTGCTTCCGGACCTTCTGCCAGTCTGTTGAATTGTAGAAAGCTTTGGAATCCTTATCACGTTTGAACTTATCGTAATACCGATCTTCCTCAGTCCTTCCTCTGTTGCTACTCATCAAGATCATTAATCACCTCATTTCAGCAAAGCAAAAAGCCCATCCTCGAAAGAATGAGCCTCGTCATATTTACTTCCCTTTATAGCACCCATGTGACTAAGGCGTTTGTTTAAGACCTTAAGACCGTGGAACTCACCGTCGTTCCACACCTCACTCGACCTTTTCTTACGAAAAGGCCATATATTTTAACTTCGTCGAATTAACATAAGGATCTTTAAAACACCGTCTCAGTAACTAAGTACGTATAAAGAAAAGACCTTATTATTTTATAATGTAGGAAAAAATCAGCGGTTTTCAAATTCGTCCATATTCGGTCAAAATCATCCGTTTTTCGAATGTTGGAGATACTCGATCTCACGAATGCTTGTTCTTACGAACTTACGTTCCACTTTCTTTATCTAAAGTTAATCTATTGTTCGCTTTCAAAAAGGTAGATTCTGAGGGTAAAATTGTTATGTAACTACTGAAAAGGAGCTGATTTTGCTATGCCAAACAACCCACCTAAAAACCCAGGAGTTCACACAGTCCCTAACCCTAATGGTGGATGGGACAACAAGCAAGGCGGCAAAGTCAAAAGCCACGCTGATACAAAAGCTGAAGCTCAGAAACTCGGCAGAGAGCAAGCAATTAAAGATCAAACTGAGCATCGCATTCATAACAAAGATGGGAAGATCGGACAATCTAACAGTTATGGGAACGATCCAAACCCACCTAAAGATAAGAAATAAATTACTCCCAAAATAGGACAAGGAGGTGGAATGCGATATGGCACTAATTGCTAGAGAAACACAAGCACAAATCGCTAAAGAGTTGACATTATCATTAATTTCTAGAATTAATCCAACAGATAAATCAACATCTTCTGCTATGAATGAATCATTGGCTCAAGAAGTAGCGATAGCTTATGAAGTGATATTCAAAAAAATTAGAGAAGTAACCGAGTGACAACCACCTAACCACTAGCCCCCGCTGGTGGTTTTTCATTTCCGCTCGATCGGTACTTCACCAAGCAGTAATATCGCCTGTTCTCTTCTCTCATCACTGACAAACCCTGAATAACTCTTACAGTGAATCAAATGCGGCAGCAGCTTGCCCATGTCGTCATCGTCATCAAGAATAATGAAACTCTCGATCGGTTGCAGCTTGAATTCATCCATAAACAACTGAATCTCTTTGCCGCGGATCTCCCAATCCAATACTGGAGTTTTCCCAATCACATACTTGTCGAGATCATACCAAGAAAACAGCTTCTTAATTTCTTTGATCGATAATCCTTTTCGCCAAGTCGAGGAAAGAACAATATTAGCGCCAGTGCGTTTAACCACTTCACGCAAATTACGAACAGCAACCGGACAAAACTCTTGCATCATGTGTAATCTGCTTCGTACCATGTAATTTCTATGATTCATGACACCATCAATGTCTAGGAAGATTAGCTTCAAGACTTATCGCCATCCTTTTGTTTTGTACGAGAACGAATTTTAAAGACGTTGAGAATTACGCTCAAGATCACATACGTCCAAAACCCGCTAACCTCGAATCCCGGCAAATACGCAGACAAGAGCCATAGTTTGACCGGAGTCAAAACCAGTCCGATTATGAATAGAATCACACTCGTTACGCATCCGACTCCAACAGAAATGGCTAGAAGGCTGATCACGAATAACCAAGTGAATAAATAGCTTATTACCACCATGAAACAGGTTGCCAGGATCATGGTTTTAGTGCTGTCAATGTGAACATGCTCGCTGAAATAGTTAGAACTAACCCAAAATACGGCGAATGTAATTAACGCATTTAATATGCTTCTCAC